ATGCACATGCGGGGTATCAACTTTGTATTAGGTCTCGGCGTCGCGCTCGGCCTGTTAGCAGGCTGTCAGGCGGCTTCACCGGCAACTAAACAAGCCAGCAGTCAATCATCTAAGACTAGCGCTAAAAGCGTTCACAGCTCGGCTAAACACCAAGCACAAGCACGGCCTTATCAACATTGGCATACCGTCAAAGATGTTCACTTGCCTATTTTGATGTATCACAGTATTTCTAGCGGGAACCAGTTACGTGTCCCCGCCAAAGAATTTCAAACTGAAATGACTTATCTAAAGGCACACGGCTACCGAACGCTGACTGCCAATGAAGCCGTATACGCGCTCAAACATCGGCGAATTCCACAAAAGAAGATTGTCTGGATCACACTCGACGATAGCTATAAAGATAACATGACAGCAGCTTGGCCAATTTTGAAACAGACGCACCAACACGCCACCATTAATTTTATTACCGGCTTTACCCATAAGAAAAACCACTTAACTTTAGCTGATGCTAAGCGGATGCAAGCATCCGGTAATATTGATTTTCAAAGTCACACCGTTCGCCATCTGGATTTAAATAATTTAACTTACCAGGTTCAACTTACGGAATTATCAAGTTCCAAAAAATGGCTCGATCATAATTTACAACAGAACACACAAGTTATTTGTTACCCAGCCGGCCGTGCTAATCAGCAGACCATTAAAGCCGATAAACAGGCTGGCTATCAGTATGCCCTATCAACGGCACCTGGCATCGCCACCAGCACACAGAACCCATACAATCTCACTCGACAACGGGTCGTACCTGGAATGTCGCTAACGGCCTTTCAGACACTATTAACGAGTAATAATTAATTCATAGGACCCTTACTTGTGACACGATCCCAAAACCCTTTTTTATGAGCGCTTAACAGTGCTGTTGTGATCACAACAGCCAAAACGCAAAATTGGGGTTTTAATTTGATACCAATTAGCAAAAGAGAAGCGTCATAATGCTGATATACCAGCATTATGACGCTTCTCTTTTTATCTACCGACGTCGACTTATCACCCGCACGGTAGTTATACCATCAAGGGTAGCACGCTATAAATGCCATTTATAAGCCATTTATGAAAAAGAGAGATTTTTAATTTACAAATCGTGGAAGAGCACAAATTAATTTAATATTGGTCCTTTTTTTTGATGTTTTGCTTTCTCCACTATTATATACCAACTTATTATCTTAAACACAAAAAAGTCCCACACCAGACAATTAAGGCTAGTGCAGGATTTTATAAATGACTTTACATTTTTTACTAAAAGGCAAAGTGTTAACATTGCATCTGTTTGCTTCATTTTTCCGATTTTACATCTTTTGACTGATTTTCTAAACCATTACTTTATAATTAACTCGTTAAATAAAAAAGACCTTCCTGCAACTGGCAGAAAGGAGTGATAACAAATGACAGATTGGAAACTTAGTGTGGGTAATCAGTCCATACTGAAAGAATCCTTCAATAATGTATCTTCAATCTACAAACATTCTAACACTTCTAGTAGAAAAAATTCAACAATTTATTCATCAACAAATAACGTTTCTTGATTACTCATAATACTGAGTTTAACAAAGTATTATGGTAAAATTAAAGATAGGCAAATTTTACGGGACTTAATCAATCCACTATTTTGCCGGAAGGAGGAATCCTTCAATGGTAATATCTTCAATCATTCTGCATCTTACGCTTACCATCTCTACTAAAGATTTGGTAACCGTATTATTAGGATTAACCAAGTTTGCCTTACTTATTCGGAAAGCTAACAAAAAAGCGTAAAGCAGAATAAACTTGGAAGCACAGGCTAGTGTGGGCAAGCACACCAACTAGTCTGTGTTTTATTATATCATAATATAAAACGCAGATTGCGTGTCACTTCTAGAAAGCTCACTTATTTGATAAGTAGCTTGTTACCAGGATAAATCGTTGAATAGATACTCTTACCGTTTTGCGCTGCCAACATGTAGACGCTTAAACCGTTGCGTTGAGTGATCACCCACCATGAGTCACCTGAAACGACCGTGTAATACGTGTGAGAAGCATCCGTTTTAACGTATTCCAGTGAATTATTGGCTGGGCCTGTTGCTAGACAACCATAACCCATTAAATCGTGGCTGACGTACCCACCCGGAGTAGTATACGGTGGTTAGGCACCAACATAGCAACGTTTTGTTTCACGACGTGCACCAAATGTGCACCAAAATTCCTAGGCGGGTAATACATAAAAAAATTCCCCACGCCGAAGCGCAGGGGAATTAATCAAGTTATAACTATCATCTAGAAACTACACTAGAGACAATTAATATTATACTTATTACTTGCTATTCTGTAAAGTCTTGTAGTTATCTAATTAGCTATATTGACAGCTAATAATGCTAAATCTAAACTCTCACTAACAAAATATACAGGCAAGCAACACAAAAAAATCTTCCACCCATCAAGCAGAAGATTATCCTCATCACTTCCGGCACCACTAACCGACAATCTTGGAGGGATTTGAAAGCTGTGATACTAATAACAGGACAAGGGACATAATAATACTTGTCGGTTTATATCACAATACCGAAAGTAATCTATAGAAAAATATTAATAAGTCCTTGTTATATTAATCAGGTTTAATGTATAATAACTGTGTTCTTTATTATCTTAGGAGAAACAGAACACCCATTTTATTTATTTAAACATTGGGCCAGTCTTGACTGGCTCTTTTTTATATATTTTGTTAACAAAAAATCCCCCACGCCGAAGCATGGGGGACTAGAACAGTTCACGATTATTATACTACTTTTTCTCCTGATTGTGAGGCGGATTCTGACGTCGTTTCAGTGTTAGATGATGCAGAACTATTCACTGCAGCGACTGTGGACGTTGGTGCTTGTAATTCGTCAGCGGTCTGATTAGTGGTCGCTTCAATCTGGCTTTCCTCGTCACTTTTAACTGTTGGTACTGTCACTGTTTGAACGTCAGTAATAACGCCCAGCATACCAAGGATCGTTAATACAGTATTAATAACGGCGACAATGGCTGACCAGTCACCAGTAAACTTAATGCCAAACATGGCAAAGATTTGTTGAATCAAAACGATCAGTAACGAAATAATCCCAGCAATCAACTTACCATTTAAACTTCCGTCGGCATTCTTAAAACTAATTTTTTTCATTTCCTTTGGCTTCCTTTTCATATAGATGTTTAAATTCAATGTCATGACCATCTAACCGGCCTTCTACCTTAATGACCCGATTTTCAATCGCGTTCATTGCGTCAGCGTTTTGCTGTCGTACTTTTAAGCTTTCATTGGTAAATCGGCTAAGCCGCTTTCCTAAATCGTTAAGTGGGATGCGGACCGTTTTATTTAAAATCCAGTTAGCTAACACACAAACACTAGTGACAATGGCAACAATGGATCCCCATTCATCCCAACCTAATCCTAATAGTGTATGCAATTACCGCACCACCAATCGCTGACCAGGATAGATAGTGGTGTAAATCGTCTTGCCGTTCTGACTAGCTAATGTAGTTATACTTAGGCCGTTGCGCTGAGCGATTGACCACCAGCTGTCGCCAGACTTGACTGTGTAATACGTATGAGTTGCACCACTCTTTACGTATTCCAGCGTATTGCTTGCCGGGCCGGTTGCTAGATAACCATAACCATTAAATCGTGGCTGACGTACCCAGCGATAACCATTCTGAATGATAGCTTGGTCAGTTTTGACCGTAGTCCCAGCTGGCAAGATAGCAATCACACTTGATGCCGTTGACGTGCCAGTGCGCAGCTTAACCGCCGTCTTGAGCGTATAGTTTTTTGACTCCTTGACCCACTTGACCGAATTAGATGGCTTGGAAGTGTTTTTGTTGGCCTCCTGGTTGTTATCATTAACGGCATCTGGATCGGTTGGCTTGACAGTTGATTTCTGACCAGCTGTGTAGTAATCAGTATAAAGTTGACTGACGTCAAAGCCACCGTAGCTAATCCGGAAACGAGCTGCCCCGGACCATTGCCAGGCATTGTTATTCGTATACCACTTCTGACCAGACATGACATAGGGGTAACCAGCAACCCAACCTGTTTTGCCCTTGATGGTCATCTTGTTGTTAGCCCATGATCCAGACGTATAAATGTCGGCCCGATAACCAAACTTCTGAATCTCTTTCATGAAGGCAGCATTGTTGCGGTCGTTGGCCGCTTGTGACAAGATTCCTTGTTCCTCAGCCGATTCTACGTCCGTTGCCAATACTGCGCCCACTGGTAGTCTGGCCGCTTTGGCTGCCTGACCAGCAAAGTCAGCTTCGGCAATTGCTTGAGCCTTAGTTTTATAATGGGCAAAGTGATAGCCGTTGACGTATAAGCCAGCTGCTTGACCATTAGCGATATTGCTAGCAGCATAGCCATCTTTGAAGGTTGTACCTTCACTAATCTTTACGGTAAGGGCCTTAACACCAAATTCATTACGCATCGAAACATACTCTGTCGTTGACATGTAGCCGTTGTTATTAGACACATCGACCATATCCATACGAGCAGCCTGACTGGTAACGTTGATCATTAAAAAGGCCATAAAAATGGCGCCCATCATTAAGATGAGTGCCTTTAATTTACGTTTATTCAATTGTCTACCTCCTATTTGTCATTCCTGATTGAACGGTCAAAAGCATCCTAAAATACACTGGCCTAGTCGTTTTAACTTATTAATTTTCAATTCACCATCTCTTCAAAGTTCATCTTTCACTTAATATTTATGATGTTGGCAATTCATTCTTAAGAATGGATTGCAGCACGCTCTGCGCCTCCGACATTGTAACATCGTCTAACTTCTTATCTGAAAAATCTGATTCAGTGGCAGTAACATTCGCATTCACATATGTGCCAGTTTCAGACTGATTAAATTGAGTGGATACAGATGAAATCCTGCCAGCAGTAAAACTCCACCCACCATTAACTGCAATTAGAGAGTCAATTATTGATGGAATCTTATTCATCGCACGTTTGGATAATTCTTTTTTTGTTAGATCATCGAAAGTTTCATCTTTAGCTAAGTCTGTCGGATAAATAGTGACATTTGCCGTAATAGTTACTCGACCTTCTACTTCGCCACGAAGACCTGCAATTACAGAACTCGTATTTCCAGTTCCATCGATATTATAAGAGATGCTAGTGTTTAATAGTTCCATTTTTATTCCCCTTTTCCATATGCTTTATCAAACTGATCGAATACCAATGCGTATACTAAAGCTGTTTGCCCTTCCAGCTCGTATGGATAGTCCTCAAGTGCATGAAATAAAGCTTTCATTCGTGCAGAATATGAGCTGATTTCAATACTTACTGGTTCGTTCACTAATTGGTCAAACTCTTTTTGAGCTTCGTCCATGGTGTAGTCGTCTTTCAGAATTAGGGTCTTTTTGTCTTTCTTATAAACAAAATCCCCATCTTTATCTGTTTTAAAGAAAGTCTTTTGAGTTGCTAATTGGTCAGCATTAAATTGCTTGTTTAGTTCTTCAAGATGATTAATCAACCAGGTGCGCCCAAGCGAAGCTCGACCTTTAAGCCTGAATTCTGACAAAGTGTTTCCAATGGCTACCAGTTGTCCGTTTGTGAATGTTAATACTTCTTTTCTTGCTGTCATAATTGACTATACCTCTTTCATTTCTTTGACTTCAGTTTCTAATTCAGTTATACGATCCCGATAGTTACGGATCAATGGAATAAGAGCTAATGCGACCCGGTCATATTGGATACCCCGGACGCTCCCTTTATCATCGTATTCAACCAGTTCATTCAGGCCAGCATCATCCAGATCGTCAGCAATCATTCCAAAGTAAGTTTCTGGAGTTTTAGCATCAGGGTCAAGGGTCTTGGTTAATACCTCTTCCTTGTCTTTCCAATGTGCAACTGGAACTTCTAGAAGTTTATCACCTAGCTGGGTTTCAAATGTTCGAACAATATCGGTCTTGTACTTAGCAGCGGAATTCGATGGAACTAATGCCCCATCGGGGGCCAAATATGCGTTCGCACCATGAGATGTTGAATGAGGAGAGTTTAGATAAATGTAATCGGCCATCACAGTGATGTTCTTACCATGTAGACCCGTCCCTGCATGACCAGGATCACCAACTCTTATAAATGGCGAATAGCTAATGTAGCCATTATTATATTCTCTACCCCCAGATATAATCACACCCCGTTCGGCACCGCCGATCTTGGTTACTTGCCATCCGGAGGTCGAGTGCCCTCCAGAAATGCCTGCGAACTTTTCTTCTCCCAGTGGCGAAGAAAAGATACTTCCATCGTTAGCTCCGTTAGTGACCACAAAATAGTCACGTCCCCAGAAAGTTGCACCACCCCAAGATGCCCCTGCCTGAGCATTACTGATACGAACATACGGGCTAGTTTGACGGTCGAAAAATTGCGGTTGGATCATTTGGATTTCCCCACCAGATATGAGTATACGGTTATCCTTGTCAGCGACTGACATATACTTGCTGTTAATGTTAATATCAATCGCATTATCAGCCGAATGGATACGCCCTGCTTGGAACTCAACATTACCAGTATTCAGATTAATCGATAACCTACTACCTTGGATTGTACCGGTTGTTATATTGTTCGCATTCAAATTGATTACATTGATATTAGCAGCATTAATAGTACCTGCAGTAATTTTATCAGCGCTTAGGTTTTCAATCATAGAGTTCTTAACGATCTCATTATCAATGTAGGTGTCCGCTGTAATATGCAGTTTGCTACCAGATATCTTAGTTCCTTCAGAAGTGACATTAATCGCGTTAATAACACCGTTCTTTTCAACCATAAAACTGATCTGGTCATTAGTTTGGTTGATAGCCGAATATGCACGCTGAAGGTCTTCGCCAGTTGAAATATCAGGAGTGTAGGCCGCAGCAGTATCTCCTTGGTTGAGCATTGGACATATCATCGCAACATGACCGCCACCATGAACTTGGAACGCAAGGCAAACTGTTTCAGTTCCAGCCGGGGGAACCGCATTTTCAACTTTAATTAGTTCCAGTCCACGGCTGGTTTTATACGTTTCCTTAAGCCCAATACGACTACCCTTAGTGTCGTAAAATTCAATAGTAATCACCGCAGCGAGGCCAACGGTATCGATATTCACATAAGCACTAGCCGACCAAGGAGTCGAGATATCTTGCCCAATAACAATTCTTCTCGAGTGCAAAGCATACCAGGCACTATTATCCGTCGTTGTTGGCTGATTAAAGCAAATACCTTGATAACCATTAACCCATGCCCAAGCATAATCTGACTTATACCACATATCAGTAGTCGCACCAGTTGTAGTCCAAGATGGTCCAGCCAAATAATCGTATTGGAACTGGGAGTTAGTTACAATATTTCTTTTTCCAAAGGTGTTGACCTGTCCTACAACCGATGTTATCTGGCCGCTTAATTGGGTCATCTTGGACTGGTATACGTCATTATCAACCTTTCCACGAACAGTCGTTTGAATGGCATTCACGGTTTGCGAAATGCTGGAAACAGCGGTGACTGTTGCATTGTCAGCTGGATTAGTGCACCAATCAGTTGCTATGCTACCCTTTTCTAGTTTAAGCCCATAGATATAAGCTTCTACTGTATTTTCATCAGTGTCCGAAGGTGTATAGTCTTGCCTAAGCAATAAATTCTTATTTCCTGATAAATTCGAAACAGTAGTGAACGTTATGGTGTATAACTTATAATCACTAGTCAGCTTTATATTAGTGTGATTATCACCGCCACCTTCTGACACAGCTGGATAACAATAGAACGCAAATGTTCCTTCACCCTTAGCATAGAAGCTAGCAGTGTATGTTGTAGAAGGTTGGAGTAATCCGTCATTAAGGGACTGCTGGGCAATTACATAATTGCCGCTAGTTAGCGAGTTCATAGGATAATGCAATATGGCTGGAGTTTGACTAGTATCTACAATAGTCCTTGAATCTAAAGTCCAATTAGCTTTAAGGTCACTGGTATTTGTTAATAGATTAGTCCCAACAGCACTATTTTTAACTTGTGTCTGAACAGTTACCAAAGTGCTACTGAAAGACTTAGCTGTTGCTTGTAACTGACTAATATCGTGCTTATTAGTGTTATTTTCCCTGCTTAAAGAATCAAAGCTAGCAGATAAAGACTTAGTGGATGCCTGGACTGCACCAATATCAGTAGTTTGCTTACCAAGAGTACCAGTGACTTTCGTAAATTGAGCTTTAAACCCACTGGAATCAGCCTTTAGCTCATTAATACTGGTTGTATGACTGTCTACCGTACTCTTAACACTGGACAAAGTTCCATTAATACCATCAGCAGTTAGCTTAATCTTATTTTGAGTCCAATCCTGTGTGGCGTAACCGTTTAGATCCTTCTGCTCAATCTTCTTGGAAATATCAGCTTTCATACCATCCACAGTTTGAGAAAGTTTAGATACAGCAGTAACCGTCGCATTGTCCGCTGGATTAGGGCACCAATCAGTAGCTAAACTACCTTTTTCTAACTTAAGCCCATAGACATAAGCTTCTACCGTATTTTGATCAGTTGCTGAAGGTGAATAGTCTTGCCTAAGCAATAAATTCTTATTTCCTGATAAATTCGAAACAGTAGTGAACGTTATGGTGTATAACTTATAATCACTAGTCAGCTTTATATTAGTGTGATTATCACCGCCACCTTCTGACACAGCTGGATAACAATAGAACGCAAATGTTCCTTCACCCTTAGCATAGAAGCTAGCAGTGTATGTTGTAGAAGGTTGGAGTAATCCGTCATTAAGGGACTGCTGGGCAATTACATAATTGCCGCTAGTTAGCGAGTTCATAGGATAATGCAATATGGCTGGAGTTTGACTAGTATCTACAATAGTCCTTGAATCTAAAGTCCAATTAGCTTTAAGGTCACTGGTATTTGTTAATAGATTAGTTCCCACAGCACTGTTTTGAACCTGCGTTTTAACAGTTTCTAAAGTACTACTGATTTCTGTGGATGTTTGCTTAAGTTGACTAATATCATTCTTATTAGTCGTATTGTCACTTGTTAACGTATTGAATCCGGTAGTCAGTTCTTTTGACGTGGCTTGCAAGGTACCAATGTCAGTAGTCTGCTTACCGAGAGTATTGTTAACTGTTGTAAACTGACTCTTAAAAGAACTTGAGTCAGCCTTGAGGTCATTGATACTGGTTGTCTGACCATCGACAGTACTCTTGATACTGGACATGGTTCCGTTAATTCCATCAGCAGTCATTTTAATCTGATTTTGAGTCCAGGTCTGGGTGGCATATCCGTTGAGATCAGTCTTAGTCAGTTTGGCAGCTAGGCCATTCTGTAACTCAGCAATGGTCATAGTTGAACCATCAGTTAAAGTTTTATAACTCTGACTAACTGCTCCAGCAATTTGCTTAGCATCTTTAGAGTCAGCGGCAGCAGAAGAAGCCTGTTTTACTGCAGCACTAGCGTCACTTTGGGCACCAAGTGCACTAGCTAAGGCACTATCTGCCTTTTGGTCAACTTTTCCGAATTCCGAGGCTGTAGAGTTTGCTGTGGCAACTGCAGCACTAGCGTCACTTTGAGCACTTACAGCTTTGTCTAGTGCTTGATTAGCTAATGCATTTGTATCATCGTACTTGGCCGCAAGCTGGTCAGCTTTATCACTGGCCGCTTTAGCTGCATCTGTACTAGCCTTAGCTTCCAGTTCCACTTGGTCAACTTTTGCTTTCACTTCTTCCCCAGTAGCGTCCGACACAGTAAGTACCCATTTACCAGTTCCATCTGCCTGACGCTCGTAAGTCCACAATTCAACTTTATTACCGTTCTGCTTGTACCAGATATCGTTAAATTTAGCTCCGTATGGCGGTTCAGTTGTATCTGTACCATAGATATAGTTACCCGAAGCACCTTGCCGTCCACCTAAGTCAGCAACATATTGTGATAGCTCGCCTCGCCAAGCATAGCTACTACTAGAGGTTGAGGTCTGATCTGCTTTAGAAACAGCAGACAAACTGCCATCAAACGTCATAGTATAACCATTATTAGGCACGTTGAACTTGTTTCCTTTAGTATCCTGTAGTGTTAGCCAATCGCCAGCTTCTATTGCAGGATTGCCAAACCAATTCAAACTGAAAGGGTAGAAGGTCAAGCTTTGTAACTGTTGCCATATTGATGCTAAACGATCCATTGTCATCAAATTGTTGGTGAGTTTAATCTGTGATCCTGACGTTGCCCCTACTTGAAGCGTGTTTGTAGTTTCGGTACTCTGACCTGTTGAATCCGTAGTAGTCGTTGTGACCTCACACTGAATACCGCCAATTTTGTATGGTGCTTCATTTTTTGTTAAGCCACCTTGTTCATATTGGCTCGGATCTAATGTATAATCTGGCTCTGTAATCGTGCGAATTGTTAATTTGCCGTCCCTATCAAACGTTGCAAATCCAGCATAAAATTGAGCAATCATGCCAATTGCATTTCGATACGTTTGACCGGTAATAGCACTCGGTAAGTTAACTTGTACAGGCAAACGACTAATGTCAGTTGTATTGAGTAACACGCCAGCCAAATTTGCAATTTCTGCAATCACACTGGTCATTTTAGCAGGGTAAGTTAACTTAGAAGTGTAGGTACCCTCCAGTAGACACATCTGGTCATATGCCTTAATTGTTGTCTCATCGTTGTTTCGGTCCATTTGAATGTCATCTGATACGATAAAAAGACCAAGCGAGCTATACTCATAGCCATTAGATGTTTTTATACCAATCTTAGGCCATACCGTCATGCCGGGTTTAAGTCCTTCAATTAAGTGCGAAAACTTAATTGTCACGCTGTTTTCATAATTCGAGCCAATACCAAACGTATCTCCAGTATAGCCACCTGCGTCATATGAAATGGATGCAATATCTGTCGTTTTATAGTCAATCTTGTTAATTGTGACAACTGCATCCAACGTCCGTTCAGTTGCCTTCCATGCAGCGAGGGCTAAATCAGATTGCTTAATCATTAATTTTCACCCGCCTACTGTTCAATGAAATCCATTGAAACATTCTGCCAAATATAATCTGATGTCACTGGATTAAGTGTATAAATCGGTGCAGTCCGATCACCAACATAAAATGTCTTGGTCACTACTGCACCTTCTTGTGGGTCTAAATAACTGCAAGAAAAAAACTGTCCAGAGACAGCTTTTAGTATTGTGCTATTCTCGGCCAGTGTTAGCGGCCCCCATTTTACTGTTAACTTGCGTTTGATTGCGACACGGTCTCGATGCAAAAGTCCATTCGCGTCACGCGATGCTTTGGCATCGATATCTTGAATTGCAACTTCTAGGGACTGTGGTGCTTTAACCACTGTCCCACCAATCTTCAGTGAATATGTCAATCGTAATCATCTCCTATAGTCTCAACATGTTTTTACCATTCTTCTGATTTACCGCGTTAATGCCTTTAATAGCAGCATTACCGAACTTCTCATCACCAACTTGCAACGTCAAGTTCACATTGATCGGTTGATTGTTCATGCTGCCGCCAACGTTTGTCATTTGTAAGCCCTGTACAATCGCGTTAACGATGCTTGTTCCAAGCTCGTTAATGCCACCACTATTCATACTCTGTGTACTTGTATTACTTGGCTGACTAGCCAGACTGCTCATATCCATCGACTGAGTTAAAGCTGCGGGCATTTGTAATCCATCACTGAACGTTTGTCCCATGAAGCTTAGTGCCTGCTTAATCAATTGCATTGACCGTGGAATGTTAGTTAAAGGTAAAACCATTTCCGGCTTATTCTGTTCAGCCACTTCGATCATTTGATGAGTATCAACAAGACCACCGTTAGCAAAACGGCGGTGCCCAATCGGTCCACTGTGCAACCAATCAAATTTAGGCGTGCCCCAAATGACTGTATGACCGGCAGCATTGTAATAGTCTGAGTTATTCAGATAAGCCAATACTTGGTCAAATGATGATCTGAAATTATGATGTCCAGGAAAAGCAAATGCATCAAAGGTTGACTTGACATACTGTAGTGGTCCACCTGCAGGATTACCAGCTAGCGAGTTCACATCAGTAATTGTCTGCATAATATTTCGATTCCCGGTCTCTGACTTAGCCACTTCAATGATATCGTGTTGCATCTTTGACCACCGCGATTTAGGAACTTTAGTCATCTCGAGTGCGCGACTAATCATTGAATGAGTGATTGCACCACCATTTGGTCCTTCGCTCTCGCCGTATTCTTTGAGAATCTTACCGACCCAACTTTTAGCACTATCAACACTAAAATCCACCATACTTTTAGCAACATCTAGCGGATAGCCACCTAAGCCGGTAAATTTAACAAACTTGTTCATAGCAGCTTTCAATACTTTTTCAGGGTGCGTGACATCGTCCCAGATATCACTTGCCGTATCTTTCACACCATCGGCAAAACTGCCTACACTGTCCCCTATACCACTGAACAAATCACCAAAATTCGGCATGCTAAAGTTGAAACTTGGCAAATTGAAGTTACCAATACTTGAAAAGTCAAAATCAAAGTCTCCAATACCACCGGCATAGTGTGGCACCATTGCTGTTACTTTACGAGCCGTTTGTGCCGCATTGAGAATTTGAGTACCTCTCGGAAGATTGACCATCATATTGCGAACGGCTGGGAAAAGACCTGTTCGTCCATTTGGTAACTTGTATGCTTCACGATACTTATCACCAACCTGATCATTAACGATTGCTGGACCACCTTTATGGCGACCACCAGTTGCAAATGAAGGAACACTCCAGTGGCTCAATGACTTTGCTTTGCTGGAGGCACCTACGTGATTGAGAATCCATTTAATGCCATCGATAACGCCATTAACGGCTTTTCCAATCGTACCAATAATTGCATTAGCAACATCCGCAGAACCCTTTTTTACAGACTTCCAACCAGATGAAAGACCGCCACCAATTTTACCGCCTAAACCACCGGCCCATTTTGCAATTGTTTTACCCGTGCCAGTTCTAAACGAGGCAACCCAATTACCTAACTGAGTACCGGCTCTTAACGCAGCCGTCCTAGAACTCCCCATTCCAGAACTAGTCTTCGAGCCTAAACTTCCAGCCCAACTAGAGACAGTCTTACTTGCGCCAGTTCTAAAGTTATTAACCCATGAACCTAACTTACTACCCGCATTCTTGGCTAATCGTTTGCCATCTTCGACTTTAGTATTAACATTACTACCGATATTTGATGCCCATTTTCGAATACCGACGATTGCACCTTTAGATTTGCTCGTAAACTCAGACGTCCAGTTACCAATCTTTTTACCCGCTTCTTGAGCGGCCTTTTTACCATCAGAAACTTTCTTATGAACACCGCTGCCAATATTCGACGCCCAAGTATTAACGGTTCTTTTAGCGCCGCCAACAAAGCCAGTAGTCCAATTACCAATGTTCTTTCCTGCTTATTGAAAATCCTTCTTAGCATTAGTTATATGGGTCCCAACCTTTTTACCAACACTCTTAGCCCAATCGGAGGCTTTACCCGGTAATTTCGATGCCCATTTAAGAATATTCTTACCTGTTTTTGTATCTTTAAGGAACCAGGAAGCAATCGTGCCAACCGGATTAATAATAAAACCAATTATTTTAGTCCAATTTTTAGAGATCCAATCGATTGAATCTCCAAACCATTTGGTTATATGCTTCCACACAGAATTACAAAAATCTCTAAATTTCTTATTATGTTTGTATAGCGCGACGAATCCAGCAACTAATGCCGCAATCGCAAGTACGACTAATCCTATTGGGTTAGCATCCATTGCAGCATCTAATACTGCTTGTCCGGCGGCTGCCAATTTAGACCAAATACTCCAATTTTTGAGAGCCTTCCAACCATCTGCTAATGCAGCAGCATAATCTGACCACTTCATTTTTGCAAGCGACCATAATGTCTTCACACTGCCAACGGCTTCTTCTAACTTATCAATTCCAGTAATACCTTTGAAAAAGTCTCTGAGAACATGCCCTTTACCACCGATAATAACCGCTTTATCAGCTAAATTCCCCAGTAGTCCTATTCCATTACTTAGCCCCGTCATTGTTACTTTAAACGCAAACATAGTTACTAAGACTTTCGCCATTGCTTCAACGGCCGTATGGTGTTTATCTACCCAACTGGAAATCCCGCCTAATGCATCTGCTAACTTCTTAAGCACGCCAACGATAACTCCACCAGTCCACTTTGCTAATGGCTTTAGGAACGAATCCCATATCCATTTAAATGCTGGCTGTGAAGCTTGAATAATGCTGTGAACCAATTTAAGCGCCGCAGCTAATACATCGAAGAACGTTGGGATTAAATTAGTAATCGTGTATTTGGCCAATGGTAACAGGATATTTTGATATCCCCAATCCAGGCCGTCCCATACATCTTTGACTACTGGTCTAATCGCTTTTAGCAATCCATCAATCGATTGTAGTAAGGGTGTGAAATTAAGCTTAGAAGCCCACTTAACGGTTGCTCCTGTCATGTCGTTTAACGCACCCAACATGTCATTAACCATACCGAGCAGCGTTTTAAAAATAGATGTACCAACGCCACCATGTTGCCAAGCCTTATCAAATTGGCTGCCAAGTGCACTAACAGTATTAAAGATGTTTGTGAATATCTTGTAGAGATTTGATGCAATTTTCTCACCCGCACCACTATTCCAAGCATTACGAAATGCTACTGCAATATTATTAAGCACTTTTATTACAGCGTTCAATGCATTTAAAATTGATTGAATAAGCTTGGTACCAGTGTTGCCATGATTCCATGCATTATCAAACGCCTTAGCGATATCACCAATCAGACCGACTAAATTTGTCACCAACGTAATGAGATTGGCAAAAATCCGTTCGCCCAGATTGCCGCCATTCCATGCACTAAGGAATGAAGTGGCAATATCATGTATCAGTTTCAATACATTATTTAGCGAATTAAAAATGGTTTGGACTAGCTTAGTACCACGACCGCCGCCACCTTCCCATGCTTGTGAGAAAGCTTTGGCAATATCGCCAATAATATTAAGCATGTCTGCTAACAATTGTAAGATAGCTTCTACTGTTTTCTGACCAGTGCCGTTATCCCATACATGCATAAACGACCGACCAACATCCCCAAGGGCGCGTCCGACCTCTTTCCAAGCATACTTAGCCGCATCTACTACCGACTTACCCTTGGCGTCCCACGCCGCCTTCATTGGATCAAAAAGTTCACCCAAAACTTTTTGTAACTTTTTTGCTGCATCCGTTGCGCTATTGAATGACTGACCTAACGGAACACCAAAATTAACACCATCATTACCGGCTTCACTACCAATGTCATCCGTCGACTGCAACGGTGTACTTTCTGGTGCACTTTGCGTGGGTGTTGACTCTGGCGCAGCTTGCATTTCTTGCGGCGTAAATGTCTCTTTAGGCTTTTTATCGTAGGAATAGTCTTCATCATCGCTACTCTTATCCAAGACATTGAGCTCATCAAATCCCATTAAAGACTGCATGAGTTCTTTGTTCTTTTTCTTGGTTGCTTCCATGGAAGCCTGAGAACGTTTATTGGCGGCTTCAATTGCCGCGTTAGCAGCACGAACTTTGGCAGCACCTTGTTTGTTCGACTCCGCAATTTGTCGATTAGCCTCACGAACTGAGGCTGCTTGAGCCTGATTTTGCGCCCGAATTTGAGCATTTGCTTCACGAACTGATTTAGCCTGAGCCGCATTTTGCTTTCGAATCTCTTCGTTTGCCTTCTTAACAGAAGCAGAAGCTTTGCTAGAAGCGGCAGCCGTGTCATTTAGTGCCTTAGATTGCTCATAAAGTCCCTGAGCACCTTGCCGCGCCTTGGAATAGCTCATACCCGTTAGTGCTGATGTGAACTGTGCCAACCATGATGTCGCTTTAGATAATGACGACATTAATGCATTGACAGCCGGAAGTACAAAGTTGTAAATCGGATAGAATGCTGTCAGTAAATTGACCTTGATTTGATTCAGACTACTTGCAAACTGCGCGTTCGTCTTAAATGCTGTCATCATCCCAGTAGCAAGTTGTGTCAAGCCTTGGTACAGCAACCCAAATACGATTAATTGTGATGGGAGGTACTTCAACTGCTGGGCAATGCCGCCCAGGGCCCCACTGGTCCGTCTAGCACTAGAAGAGGCTTTGTTCATTGAAGAACTACTACTATTTCCAAAATTGCGTATCCGACTTGTTGCACTTTGAATACCGTTGCTAATGCGACTGAACCAATTAGAAGGCCCCTTACCGGAACCTGATCCTTTATTCATTGCGCTACTTGCCGCACTGCCGAAACGATTATACGAACCTGCCGCTCGTGTAGCAGCCGTCCCGGATTCACCCATCTCAGTATTGAGCTTACCAATTACAGATTTAAGTTCGTCACCACGATCAGAAACATAAGCATAGCTCTTGTTCAGACTATCATTGGAATTAATGAGCTTGTTCATCTTATCGCGTGTGCTCATGATGCTCTTTTCAAGTGCCGTGCTTTGCTTGGTCAGCCGGTCGCTGGCACCCATCGTCTTCATAGAATCCTGAACATCACGATAGGAGCCCTGCAACGCCTTCAACTGACGCCGATAGGTTTCAATTTTAACTTCGTTTTGATCCATAGCTTTAGAAATCTGCCGCAGTGAGTCCGGCACCGCTTTAAATTCTTGTCGCATTGATTGGGCTAGAGCTTTAGCTTGGTTTTGATAACGCGTCATCTGAGCTTGAGCGGACGCAACCTGATTATCAATTTTAATTCCTTGCGTCCCATTCTGTTGAGCGGTATTCAAGGACGTTTTTTGATTCATTAAGTCACGCATCTTGGCTTGAGCAGCTCGGGCCTGATCCATCTTTGCATTGATATCACTCAGCATGGCCTGTAAGTCCTGTTTTACCTTAACCCGGCTACCGGTAAACATCTTGCCAGCATTCTGGTTGACCTTGCTAGCCCCGGTAGATGTCGAGCTACTCATTCGTTCGAATGCAGTTTTGATAGTCTCGTTCAAACCGGACAACTGGTCTTGCAACTTTTGAACACCTTTAGAAACATCCATCGACTGCTCGGTCTTGTCCATACCGGACTTCGCACTATCAGCGGTCTTCCCCATCAATTTATCAATCATCGGTTGAACCTTGGCAAATTGTTGTTCCATTTGTTCAGTGTTCACTTTGAATAGCAGTTCAATTTCTTCAAGTTCCACGTTGTTTCCCCCTTCCTATGTAGTTTTTTTGAATTTTCGGGCTGTCTTAATCTTTTGCGATTGCTGCATTAGAAGCAACTGGTCCCGTTTCCATTCAGGAACAGAATCCGACGATGTACTAGTCGCTGTTTTGATAAATGGATAAGCCTCTTCAACCGATGGCATTTTGCTAGGGTCGTTCAAAGCAAATGCCATCATCTCAGCTTGCTTGTGATCCATTACCGCTCTCATTCGCATATCATCTATACGGTTACGATTATTTGCGATTACTTGAACCATGAGTTCACCAAAATCAAGTTCCCAAAAGTGGTCAGAATCAATCCCAGATTGCACGGCCAATGGGTAAATAGCACTTAGCAACTCAGAAACAGTCTGGTAATTATTGCTTAAAGTGTCGTCTCGGTCGTTGGTTCGTTGTCCAGAGTGACTTCCGATTCCGTATTCGTCTTCGAAGCCGAAGCTGTCTTGCCGAAAAAACCAGATTCCTGGAATAAGTCTGTTAGCACTGTAAATAAATCCATTGGGGCATGACCTTCATCAAAATATTTTTCAAAGGCAGCAAAAATGTCGTTATCAGTAACGCCGTGAGTTTGGTTCGAACCTTGCAATACGATAAGCATTTCATTCAATGGTGGCAATTTCATTCCGCCATCCGCACTCATAAAGAGCGACATCATAGATTTACCCAAGCGTTTTTCAATATTCAAAATATCACGGCCTGTTAACTTTAATTCAAGTTGTAATCCACCCATTTCAAACTTCTTAGTTGCTTTCTTTACTGTCATAACGTAGTTCCTCCATTTTTATTATTCGTCTCATATCAGCCTGCTGGCCTACTCGTCTCTTACTCAAGTTAATTATTATCTGGATAAAATGTGACGGTTCTAAGCTCCGGCGCTACTACTGGCCGTTGCAAAGTCCGGTCCGTCCGATACGATAATCGAAATCGTGTATTCAAGTGCTCCGTTGACAGCAACGTTACCCATTTTGACGGTATATGAGCCAGTGAAAGAAGCTGTCATCCCATCAGGATAAGTGACCTTCCATTTATATTGCTTATTGTCACCATTGTGCGTTAAAGCCGTTGCAAAGTTGCTGCCCTTGTACACAAAGGTAAAAGCTAACGTTGATGTATTTTCAATCCCAGGAACTGACTTCTTTTTCGTATCTGATAAATCAGTCACATCAATATTTTCTGGGTCTGAACCCATGTCAGGAACGGTCTTAATACCGCCAATTTCATCAAACTTAGTGCCATCCACTGACATTTCAAGCTTGGTCCCTGTTCCGGCAAGCCCGGCACTAGCGTCTGCAGCAAATCGTTGTAAATCAAATACTGTTAAATTCTTTTTCAATTTCAATCATCCTTTCAACTTGGCAGATTGCAAGAAATAACTTGAACGAATTTAATGACGTAAATTAAGCAAGAAGATCTCGATTGGTGTATGCCAATTAAGACATTTAAGTGGCCGTGAATTCAAATACCAATTAATTTGAACCAATTGGTGATCACTTAGTTCTTCAATGGCTTGGCCTTTGGGAATAAAGCGCCGCAAAACTCGGTTACGGTTCTCATTACTGCCTCTTTCATGCGGTGAATAGGCATGGGCAAAATAAACCTGTGTACCAGTTCGCCGTTCAATTGTCTGATAGTTAGCGAACTCTTTACCATGATCTACGGTAAGCGTCTTGAGCTTGTCTTGAAGTTGACTAGCTAGTTCAAGTACGGCTTGAGTCATGGACTGACTGTCGCGACCATGGAGCCGTTTAACAATTGTCAGGCGACTCTTACGCTCCACAAAAGTAGCCACAGCTTGACCTTTACGTTTACCAGAAAGTACGGTATCAGCTTCAAAGTGGCCGAATTCCTGGCGAGTTTCGACTTTATGAGGCCGATCCTCAATGGAGCGGCCGTGATTGAACGTACCACGCTTTTCTTTAGCACGATGACGACGAATTCCATGATCAGGCAAATCGGTCAACTGTATATCAAGCCATCCTTGATCAATCCAGTTATAGACCGTCTTGTAGGCAATCCCCACCACATGGGCAACTTGTTCAGGGGACCACTTCTGGACTTGAATCTTTCCCTCGATCAAGTGTTTAAGTTTTTTAGTGAGCGAAGACTTCCGCCCCCGTTGACTAACCTTTCGTTCAAAGTCAGTTTGCGCTAGCCCAGCCTGGTACTCACTATTTAGCCGGTGAAGTTCGTTAAAGATGGTGGTCTTACTAAAGCCTAAGTAGTTAGCGATGTATCGCAAGGAACGTCCTTCATTATGAAGCGTTTCAATGACAACACGGTTCTGGAATGATAAAATAGTGGTGCTCATCAAGGTCCTTCTTTCTAATGGATTGTGTGGTAACACCAGTAAAGACCTTGATGGTTTTTTCTGTCCACTTAAATGTTCAACTTAAATTTTACAATCTGCCACTTTCAAATACGCGGTGACTAGTGTTATCAACAACACCAGTAAATCGTAATACAGTGCGATTCACACCCGCTAAATTGCTATCACCAACATCGCTTGAAAAGCCCATATCACCAAATGATGACATGAGCTTATTCGTGATTGCCGTTGTGCTACCTTCTTTTAAGAAGAGGTCAATTGTGATCGTCCATTCCGTTTGCAACTCTTGCTGATTAGCATCACGAAAATAGGCTTTATGTGCCGTGTTGTATACAGCGATTGGGAACACCGTTAAATTATCTGGGTACGTGGTTGAGACCTGTTTAATTTCCGGTATAGCCGTTAGTGCTTGATACACTACTGACTTCACATTAATAATTACCATCAACTACCCCCTAATTTGTTATGGAGTGCGGCCTCCACACTCTGCTTAATCATCTCTGGTGCCTCACGACTGGCTTGTTTGACGGCGGGGGTTAAAAACTGGCGGGCGGGTTGACCGCTTGTCCGATAGAATGTGTGTCCGTCGATTTCGATTTTAGGCATACCATACAGTTTACTCAGGTCAGTATCAACGTCATCAGCAGGAATGAACCAAGGCGTTTGCCTGTACACTGGTGTAAATCCATCGGGTAAATCTTTTTGCGACTCCTCACCCACTCGTCCAGTACCGAGCTCACGAAATAGCGCTACTGGGTCATCGGACCAGACACGACCGACAATCTTGCCATCACTATCGACAACCTCATATTTAATACTTCGAGCCAACTCACCATTTCCATACTTAACGCTGGATTGAAGTTCTTTGACTGCATAGCCCTCTGCTTTCTCAACAACATCAAAAGTAGCATCCCAGATGGCATCGTGAACCACACTGGGCATTTTTTTGAGCTGAGCTTTCAGCTTATCACTGCCACGCCATTCAACTTTAGCCATCCTATTCGCCTCGTTTACGTTGCTCTAAAGTGATATTTTTATGGGTGCTGAATGTTTGTATCGAATTGATAACGTAATCTGGCTCGCTATCTTTAGTAACATTGACACAAACACCCCAATTTTCTTGTTGACCTTCATTGATCTGATTACCTTGATACTTACCAGATTTAATGTACTTAAGGTCTTTGCCCCAGATTTGCGCATTCACTGAACCGCCAGCAGCTTGAATGTTCATCCTCACTGCAATTGGATTGCTCCATCCCGCCGTAATGACATTACCTTCATCATCGTGACCTGATTGTTGTTGTCGTAAATAAACAGTTGTCAGGTCTGTTGGTCTAAGGCGCATTAGAATCGCCTCGTTTTCGCGACTCGGTAAGGTGCTAGCGCGGTTTTAATTATGTTAGGTAGTCCCAGTTCAAACGATTGAGAAACGCCGCCTTCTGACCTCGATGCTTCGCCTTCTGTTCCTTGCTCGTTGTACATGATAATGGCAAGCCGTTTTGCCTGAATTAGAATCGGTGTCGAGAGTGAAGACCGGGTATAATCCAAGCACGTTTGAACAGCATCATCAAAGATGTCATCAACCACCGCAGCATCCGGCGTGTCTTTCTCAACACCTAATCGCGTATATAGTCTTGTCAATTGTCCCGCCTTATCTGGTGGGCTTGGTTTAGCCATACGATCATCCTCTATTCTTCGTCGTCTGTTTCTAACTGAGCATTATCGGCAGTTTTCTCGTCCTTCTGCTTATCAAGACAAACAAAAAGCTCATCATTGAACGCGTCTTGCGTAATGCTGAGCTCATCACCTTTTTTATACCGAGTATCTTTATACCAAATTGGGTAATCTTTAACGCGAACCTTCATTATCAATCACCTCTAGGCTAAAACCTGAGCTTGAAATACCTCATCCGCCGCGGCAAACGCTGGAAGCGCAACTGCTGAGGCTTTTTCCCAAGTCCCAATTGGATCATTAGTTTCGGTATAAATCATATCGTAAACATTACCCACAGCGTTAATTTGCGCTGGGCCACTGAATTGTGCTAACTCTTCTGGAGTTGGTCCAAACACTTTATTACCAATCGGGTCATCGTTCATTAAGACAAGTCGATTTTCTGGGAAGTAACGACTCTTGGTAATCTTGCCATCTTTTCCGACTTGGGTATATTTTTGATCATAAGTCCGAAAAATTGGTAAACCTTGTGCCTGCATGAAGGTGTCAAAGTCGGCTTGTCCAAGTGCCCGAGTAGAGTTACCATACACGGCTTGTAGAACTTTGGTATTAGTCGTAATCAATCGATAAATCTTCCGACTAGTTAGCGCCCGGGTTGGTGTAATATCCATCTTATCGCACCAGCGCGTAATATCACCAAGGATATCCGCGTCGCCGTTATCCCATGTAGCAGCTCCAGTCAAAGCTTCCTGATGTTCAGTCGGAACTTGATAATCAAGTTGGACAGCAAGTTTACCACTTTCATCTGGCAAAATAGTCTTACCTGTTGCTAAAACGTCCATAGCGGTCTTTTCAATTCGTGCTAAAACGCCTTGATTGAGCACATCAAAGTCGTTATAAACGTGTTGTTGCAAGTAGCTAGCTTCTGCAGGCGTCCGCGGATTGAGCATCGCATACAAATCTTTTTCTTTAATCTGCATCTTGCGCTTAATCAAAGCCAGTTCGATGGCAGCGCCCGAGGCAGACCGACTGCCAATTTCGGCTTCACTATCAAAAGCCGCATAGGATGCAATCACTGGAATTCGATTTTGACGTTTCAAGATATCAACAGTTAGTGAGTTGACTTTGATTGCTGGGAATAGTTCATCACCTTGCATCGCTGGATACTGCCGATTCAATGAAAAATCGATTAAATCATGTTGCGTGAATAAATCTGAAATTTGAGCCATTTGTTTTCTCCTCCTTTAATTAGGCTTGTGATACGGCGGCGGCGTCCGTATCAGTGAAAGTAATCTTCTTTAATGCCGTGATAGCCTCAGCTGTTGGCGCCACTGGTAAGCGTTGGCCAAATAAATAGCCTTCAACAATCACGCCAACCATTTGAGGGCCATGTGTAACGTCCACTTCATTAATCGTGACTCCTTCTGCCTTAGCGTCGTTAGTTGGATAAATCGTGCCGGCTGGGATAACTTTATGTCCAAAAGCATCCGTCTTCACCGCGTAACTGGTATTATCAGCCTGACGTGAGAATGATACAAACTTTTCAGATGCCATGAAATTCTTTTGTTCTACTGTTCCTTTATCAAATACATAAGCCATAATCTAGTACCTCCTTATTTTGTCGCCCATAAACTGGACTTTGCTGGCTTTTGCGAGTTATTTAATTTTTCAGCTGCTGTTGCACCTTCAGATTTATTTGCGGATGTATTAGCAGCCGGCAATGTGGTCCCACTGCTTGCAATTCGCTTATCGATTGCTTGCTGTAAGCTCTCTGTAAATGACTTACTGATTGCAGTGTAAGCCGCTTCCACGCCTTTATCATCTGCTAAAACATCATCACCAAAAGCCGCAATCAGCGCTGTCGGCAAATCGTCTGCACCCAGTCGGGCCGTAACTTTAGCTTTATTTTCAACAATAGTTCCATGGCGCTGTGATTCAGCAAGTTGCTTGGTTAATTGGTCTTTATCATAGTTGGCCTTTTCCAGGTCAGTCATCTTGTCGTAATCTTTTTGCTGCTGAGCTTCACTAGCCTGTTTTTCATCATGTGTTTTAATTGCCGAAGCAATCAGCTTATCAACACTTGATTGCCAGTCCTTTTCACTAGCAAACGATTTAAACGGCGTATCTGCCTGATTGTCTTGGTCAGAGTCGTCATTGTTGCTATTTTGATTGGCGTCGATTGTGTTAGGCGTGCTATCAGCCGTCTGATTGCTACCTTCATCCCCGCCAGTTCCATTATCACCGTCAGCAAACATCTGTAAATTCATCTTTAGTTTGAGTAGCTTTTTCATAATTAAATTCCTCCACGCCCACGCATTTCCGATAACTCAGGCCACAAAAAAAGCACCCCGTGCATTACTCTAAGAGCCCCACACATTGTGCTAAATTGACCGTGGCGTCATTATCAGACCCACGCATGCTATTTAGTTTGAGTAGTTTAGAGACGTGCTCAGGTCATCCATGCTAATCCTGATGGAACATTGTCGAAAGGATCATCGTGGCGGTTTGTATTGCTGTTACTTGATCATATCCTTTATTAAGTGCTTCCTCATAACATGTTAGAAATGCATCCGTCATGAGCTTAAAGCCTTGCTCCGTGTCAGCGTCAAACGTCAAGCCCTTCATTGCCATCTCGGTGTAACGCATTAAATCCGAATTATCTTTACTCATCGTGTTCTCCTCGTCGTACTAAAAAACGCCCAATCAAAATGATTGAACGCCCTACATTGCAACAATAACGATATCTTGCCATTGGTCACGGATTTTCTTGCCATCAATTACATAATCAAGAATCTCATCAACGTCGTCAGTATCTTTGAAGTGATAATCAAAATCACCATTATCTTTAGAAATGATACGTTTGCCCTCACTGTCAAAGCCAATGTACCACTCAACATCATTGATTTTGATTTGAACCTCCATACGAACATCTAACGCAAATCGAAGTTGCTCCAAAGACTCTAAGTGATCCGAATCAGCTTTTACTCGTCTTACCACCATCTTTATTCACAATCCTTTCTGCAATCGTTAATTTCCGCCCAGGTTCTTCACGCCGGGGAACAATCTTGCCATTTTTCTTTGTAACGCGTAACCAGGGATGCGCGTGTGGCACAATCGTGTGCATTTTAGCATTACCATGGTCGGTAAAATCAATGTCCAGCCGGGCCTTTCCTGTCTTACCATAATATCTTCGTGTAACTAGTTGTCCATCGACATAACGGTCAAAAACTGAGTTGGCTTCCTGTTGATACGGAACACCGTGCACTTCACCAAAATTGTGTACATTGTTCAACGCAAATTGTTCGCGCCGAACCTCGCGCGCTACTTTCAACAGGTTCTGATAACTATCACTGTCATTATACTTCATCGTTTGAAAATCTTCGAATGTTTCGGGTACGTTATCTCCACCTAAAATCCGTTTGTATTCATCATACTGGGTAGTATCATACCGACGATTGCCAACCCGATTATCTAAACTATCGAAAGCCTGCGGACCATGCTTTAAGATTACTGCCTGGCGCCAATCCTGATAAGTAGCATCCGGCTTCAGCTTGAGCTTTTCACCAGTAATTGGATCATTCGCCGTCCGTTGCATCATGTACTGGCTATCTGACAAATAGATGATTGCGACAGTTCGGCAAAATGGATGTAACGGCGGAAAATTAACATTCACTTCCGCTTCATCTACGTTAAATACACGGCCGTCAATACTACGACAGATTTTTGAAGTCCGCATATCCAGCACGGCAACCAGTTGGTACTTTTTAACCCCGCGTCGTTTCCATTCATTGAGCTTCGTTTGATTATGAAAGTAGTTGGCTTCTGTTCTAATCAATCGTCGCGTATTGTAACTGCTAGTTCCAAACTCCTTAGCTAGAGCTTGTACCATGTCACGCTCACGCATACCACTCATCTGCTGAGCCGTGAATAGTTCACTGAGTCGGTCGGCTAGTTGGTCCGTGTTATGCCAAATCCGTTTAGAGTAGTTCTTGCCTTTAAACGGCGCATCTAATGTAGCCTTAACGTACTTCCCTGACAACTCTTTAAACCGTGTTATTGGTTCGTCTGGGTTCACTTTAACTGTTACCATCTCTTTACCCGTTTTAGGGTCAAAGATAGTTCTAGTGTGCATTTTAGGCTGACTATCAGCGCTCACGCCCGGAAGAATGACGTCTTTATCAAAGCCACCTATAATACTCTCGTTAGTTGCCTGATCAAGTGCTTCTTGAATTACCTTGGTATAAAGGTCCGTGGACTTCTCAATCTCAACAGATGCCGCTTGTTTCACCGCAATGTAGCTCTTAGCCTTGAGCTCTTCCAATCTGGTAATACGGCCCTTAGCTGCCATCTGTGATAAGTAGTTAGTCACTTGCTTCTTTGACTCCTTATCACTGACATTATCAGCCAGGGCCCGTAACGTTACTAACTCAGTCGGACTAACATTGGTGTTTAAAATCTGTTGTGCCTCGGCCTCCGTCGCTTTACCGTCCGTGAAATATCGTTTGTATATCTGTGATACCTCACCAGTCAAATAGTTCTGAGCACGCATGTACGCCCTTGCAATGATAGTCGCTTGTTTGGTTGCAGCATCATGTGATTTCTGTTCGCTCTGAACGGCTCGCAGTTGCCAGTAACTTAACTTGCGTTTGTCATCCGCCACTCCTACACCTCCGAGCTTATAAAATCAAATACAGCAAAATTAAAATGCCTGTAATTGGCTTCCATCCAAGCGAAACTAATCCAAGCATTTTAATTATCACGATCACAAATACACCAATCGTTTTAATGATTTTATTCAATTCTGAGTTAATTACCCTTCACCACCACTTGCAAATTCTGAGGATATTGTGCTGAAATATCTTGTAGTCCGTGTAATAAGGTCTCACACAGAACTTTGTTATCAGCACTGGGCTCAATCAATCCAATAAACAAGCCACCATTTTCTTTAATAGTGGCGTTAGATAGCTCATTAGTGATGGCTTGGCCAAGCACCGAAACAGCAGCACAAACTAGGTCATGGCCCTTAATAGCACTATTCGCGTGGCCCGTTATCTGATAACTCACTACCTGCTTTTTGTTTAATTGAAACGTTGCCAGAATCATCCGCAGTTACCTCCTCGTTATCTGTGGCAGGCTCGCCGCCCATAGCTTTCTGCTGTAGCTTGAGTGCTTTCTCCTTTTCCTGATCCAGCATCTTAATTAACTCTTGTGGGTCATTTGTCCCAGGCAACCACCCGAGTGATACTAATTGCGGAATAACACCCTCAGCATTCTTAATATTATTGATGACATCTGCCATATTGACAGGAATATCAGGAACTATATTAATTGTTGCCCCAGAAGCGTCTACCGACTGGCCTTTAAACGTCATAATATTCTGCATTAAGCGTAGTCTCTGCCGAATACCCCGCGTTAGGTATCGCTGCTTAGTCGCTAACAATTGGAGTAAACCGAACAGCTTGTATTTCATAGCTTCACCGCTAATCGTCCCTGCAAAGTTTTCGTCATTCATGTTAGGGACGTAAGACGTTTGATGAATGTCATCCTTAATCGACTTAACAAGTACTTGTAGCTGTGATTCGTCAAAGCTCTTGGTCAACCATTCAACGCTAGCACCCTGGTCGCCTTTACCAGGCGCTTCTAGAATACCGTCCTTCAAGTTAGCTCCTTCACCGTCCTCGCCCTCATCTAGGGTAAAGCCATAGACTACCAGCAAGGCATCCACGAAGTTCTTTTTATCGGTGATACGGTCTGACTGTAATTCGTTATAGGCGTTGATTAGGCTAATCGTTTGCTCAAAATCACCTTGACGCTCTTCGTTATTACGATACTCAATAAGTGGGACACCATTAAAATAATGTTGAATGGTCTTAGGTTTGCTTGCCAAATTAGCATCTGATAGCACTCGTCCTGTCTTAGTTCGATACTGAATAATCCAGTGGGCCGTATAGACAGTAATCAAATAACCCTTAGCATTACCAAGCAGGTCCTTCTTTTCCACGTAGTAAATACCAAACAGCGGATTTTTATCCAACGTGTCATCCGTTACCAGCACACAGCCGCGCGGATCAATTTTTTCAATTGCCAACTCGGTAGTTGCGTCTGACACCTTTTTGATGTATAGCAGCTCATAGGCACACCCAAACACGCTTAAATCTTTCTCCATCTCCGTATTATGCGAATCAATATCCATTTGGTCCTGAGCATCCGTAATGGCTTTAATATCCTTGCCGTTCGCCGGTGAAATGGATACCGGATTACCAGTTGTAAAGCCGGTAATCATGTCAGTAATGTATTTGGCGTGGTTCGTCATTACCTTTTCATCTGCACGATCCAACTTAGCCGCCATCTCAAGATTTCGGCTTAAGATGTGCTGATTACCCTCATAGTAGTGTTCCAACATGTTATAACGGTCAATACGTTGCTGTTGTTGATTGATAGCATAGTTAATTACATCAAAGCTAGGGTTTTCAATATTGCCAGCCAATTCACGGTCAATCGCAACGTTGGACCCGCGCTTCTTGTTCAAATCATACTGCATCCGCTCACCTCCTATCCTCTTAATCCCTTTGGCTTCTTAATTGTCCGTGCCTTGAGCCGTTCGTGTGTGTTATAGACGGCATACCGTAACGCGTCCATTACGTCATCGTTAAGCTTGACGGGTAAGCCCGTAGCCTCATCCCAGACATACTGATAGATTTCATCTAAGAAGGCATCAATCGCTTCTTTGATAACAAAAAAGTGGCCTTGCTTCATGCACTTAGCCACCGACTCGATTCCTGATAAAACCGATTTTTTAGCATTGAACGCCTTGAGCCCTTCACGTTGGAAGCGTGCAACGTGTTCGGGTCTCGCGCTATCAGCCCAAAACTTAACATTTCGGCCATAGCGATGCTGAATATCTTTTGCAATCTCTACCCAGTAATCAATCTCTTCAAACTGACGTGTATGTTCTTCAATCAAATAAGTATTGCCAACTCGATCATCAGCCATTACAACAATCGTTCCTTTATGTTCATAGCCCCAGTCGACTCCCGCATAGTAAGTTAAGTCTGCTGGCAATTGAGCCCGTGGAATAATCATTTCGTCCTTATTAAAATCTTTATACACCATACCTTCACCAGATACCCATAGACCGAGTATTGCACGGTCGTAAAACACTCCGGACGGCGTACCCGCTTTTTGATGTTCAACGTATTGTGGGGGCAAAAAGGTATTATCATCGATTGTAAAATGGAAACTAACGGTTCCTGCTTTAGGATCATCGTTATCAATATAGCTGGCTTTCAAGTAGTGAGTCGGAACGTCTGGGTTCGTATCGCAAATAATTCGCGCACCTTGTGCTGAGCACCGATTAAGGATTTCATTGAATACCTCTTCATTAGCAAGGCTAGCTTCGTTAATATACGCCCCAAACGAGGTCATCCCACGAATGGCACCCAGCCCTGCAATAGACCCGGTAAACGTCTGCACAATTTTCACGCCAAACAGTGTGAAAGAGTTATGCTTGTCGAACTGAAAGTTAATGTCATATTTATTCGTCAGTTCCTGTAATACGTTGTTTTGTAGCGACTTGCTTGAATACCCCGCTAAAATGTACATTGGTTCCTTGACCCCTAATTTGTCAGCAACCTGACGAACACGCCGCAGTTCCATCAAGAAGGCGTCATTATCAACGACAGTTTTACCAGACCGAACAGCACCATAGTTTATCAGTAGTCGCCAGTCCGTCCGCCGCAAGGTTTTCAGCACTTGAACTTGTTTCGGCGTATATAGCTCACTAATTGCCATCGCTATCACCACCTAGGACGTCATCCAATTTATCCAGATATTCAGAAACTTTTGCTTCAGTACTATCGGTTGAGGCATTCATAATGCGAGCTTTAGACTCTGCAATATCCGCGTCAGCTTTAAGCTTGCGAATCTGTTGTTCAACAAGCTTATTGTTATCCGGATAACGCTTCAGTATTTCCTTAGTAGCGCTTATCCGTGTTTTCAAATCAGCTTCTTTGTGCTTCTCGTACACACCGTCAGCAGTGCCAATATAAACCGTTTCTTTGGTTTCGCCTCTAGCGATACTAGTAAGCAACTCAACGGCTTCTGTGGCGTCCATAATACGCTTGGAAGCTATCTCGGCCATTCGCTCATCGATGTAAGATTTAATTGCAGGTTTTTGCAGGTTTTCAGTAGCTATAGAATGTGCAGACCGGCTTTTGTATCCAGCTTTAATTGCAGATTCTTCCTTTTTTCCGGACTCGATGTACTCGTCGGCAAACCTCTGCTGTTTGGGCGTTAACTTTCGTTTCATTACATACCACCACACCTCCGTTAATTGGAATTAGATTGATAATCCTATTATTTTTCGAGTAAACGAATCCGAATTGCCAGTACCTGTGCATAGGTTTCCATAGCTCTTGCTTGAATACCAATGAGTTGCCGTTGTTCATCAGGAATATCTAAGTTACTGGCAGCCGGCCAAGCTTTAGCAATCTTGTCCGTCAGTTCATCGTATTCAGTGTTTAACTTTTTCAACAATACTTTGTTCATAATAATTACCACCTCCTTATTTTTATCCAAATTAAAAGCGCCATGCTGTTTAGCACGACGCTTGATATTTTTATATTTTGTTCTGAGTTATCTCAAGTAACCGATTTTCGGAATCAACTACTTTGTATAAGTCTTGAATTATAGTCTCCATTTTATTTTGTGAAACGCAGCCTTGTGCGCAACGATCTATTGCTTCTTTTATAGGCAAAAAATCTTTTCTGCTTATATCATTTGAGCTAAGTAAAACAGAACTGGTGTCAAACTCTTTTTGAAATTCTAAAAATCTCACATTAAAAAACTGGTCCAATCTCTTTTTATTATCACATGTTCTTTCTTTTTCTTCTAATTCTCCATTGGCTTTTAAATGCGCAATCAAAATACTTGTATCATCCCTTAACGAAATGATTGTTAATAATAGCTTACTTAAATTATTGATTCTACGCTCTTCTTTAAATTGATGAACATTTTCCTCTATTTGTTTTTCGAATTGATTTTTACTTTCCTTTATTTGTCTTTCAAATTGATTTTTACTTTCTTGTATCTGTTTACGTATTGACCAAATTGCCACAAAAACAGTTGTAGGAACAGTAATTACAGCACCTAGATATCCACCCCAAAACCCTAGCCACCCATCATCTGATCCTCCACTAGTATTATTAAGTACTGATATCATCATCCATTGAAGTATAACTGGAATAATTATAATAGCTAAAAGTCCTAGTAGAAAAACCCACCAATACTGTTTAATAATTTTTTTCATAATCTTCCTCCAAACTATTCTAACTATACAAAAACTCCCGCTAAAAAGCGAGAGCAGTTTGGAGATTGTCCATTTTGGAGCTGCGGACGCATTTAATGTGTTTGGTAAGGATTTGCACCTTACAGGATGACCGCACTTCCCCTTGTCAGCAGGGCACTATTTTTTAACGTACTTGCCATCTGACATGCGTCTACCTATTCCGCCACAAGCACGTGTTATACGAATGGTCTATCGTGGACGCTAACATCGTATAACAATATCGCCGGTAGGACTCGAACCTACATCCCATTGTGGCTTGCCAATTAGCCCACGGCGATACTCGCATTCAACGGCCGACGTTAAACACGAAGACTAATGCCGGCGGCAGAGAGGAGCGCATCACCCCTTATAAATCCGCCGGCTACACAGATAGCTGGATTTGAACCAACATAGACGGTTTTGGAGACCGCCATCTTGCCATTTAGATCATATCTGCTTAATAGACGGGCCATCATATCAACTTAATCAAGGAGGCAACACAAACTGTACATCTACGCCCGTCTAAAGTGGCGATGTGGAATCGAACCACATACAGCATAATAAATACCATATTTACCTTAATCCGCCATATAAAACGGCTAGGGCTATCAGAAAAACGTTTATTTGTCGCCCTAACCAATTATCGATAATACTAATTTACCACCAATTTATTGCTATGAAGTCCGGCTTGAGTTCGGAAAAAGTTCGGTTAAAGTCCGGTCTGAGTCCGGTTTTGATAAATATTCAGGTCTTCTAGGTAATAGCTCTGTGCAAACTGCAGCATTGCCAATGGCTTCCAGCGATCAAAATACTGAGTCTTGCTGTAGCCAATATCCATGTAGCACATCGTGTCGCTGTAACCTTGTAAATATAGCCGATCTAATATCTCCTGGCACTCATGATCACAGCGAGCCATGGCCTGAATAGTCTGTCGGACAATCTGCTCTGCATACAGGCGGCGTGTAATCCGATCCTCGGCCGAATTACCAGCTGGGGCCGACTTAGGCATGCCATCCATGCTAGGCGATTTTAAATCAGCGACCGAATGGCCGGACGCTCGAACTGCTTGCGGTAACTTCTTATCCAGGAACCGCCGCACCTGTTTAATTGTTTTCTCCTGGTCAATTGGTGGAAAAATTTCATCTGAAATAACTTGCTGTTCGCCCATCATGCGCCCCTCCGCTTTCGTATGCTATAATTAACTTATTCGGAATTAGTTGTAGCGCGGTCAGCGATGGCAGCGCTTTTTTATGTTATACTTACAACGGTCATTCGAGTGGTCCCGTGACTGGTCGCCTTAACGGGCGGCTTTTTTGTTTGCTTCGGTGTGTTCCTTCATGCGCCGGTGCTTCCGTTTAATCGTTGAACGCTTCTTAGTGTGTTTAGGCATAACTCACAATCCTTCCGGTACGCGCTCTTTAATGTACGCATCAAACTGCCGTTCAATTCTTTGGCTCTCTCTGGCTAACTGATCCACTGTTGTAATGCGTTCACTACCGGTCCGGATTAAATACCCACGAAGCCAGTGCAATGCGTCCTCGACGTTTTTACAGTGTGCTAGGGGTACTTCTACCAGCCGATTAATACCAGACTTTTCATCGTAGCTAGTTACCGGATGCCCATGGCTGTCTAATGACATCCTGTTAACCTTAACTTCGTATTTGTCACTAGTCAGATGATACTGGTCAATTTTCATATCAATCATGTTTATTCGTCCTCCGTAATTTCATCTATTTCTACTCGCGGGTTTCGTTTATCAACGGCAAATTCGTCCTGGAATCCTGTGATATGCTTTCGATTGTCGTTGCCTAAAAGTCCAGCCTTCATAAAGCCGTCAAGCACAAACTTTTTAGCAAACGCGATATTGTCCGCATCTTTTCGGTTGTTCTTTGTGTACCACGTAAATTTAAGCTTGCAAGGCCAATTAAATTCAACTCCAGAATTATGACTAGCCCGCGCATATACACTACATAAGGCCGTGTACCGCTTCTTTAGTTTAGCTGCGGCGTATCTGTTGGCCCGTTCAGCCTTGATGTACTCATTTAAGCTAGGTAGTTCGCCCTTAATCACGACTTTGCTCATACTTTCGGCACCCGGCTAATGTAATAGCCATTAACGACCCCGTTAGACATACTGGCCTGTCTAATCGAAAACTCTGGAGCATCAATCCTCTTACATAATCGCGCCAGTGTTTGATAGGCGATTACTTCATCAGGATTGTTATACTTCTCAGCACGCCAGTAATCGTTAGTCAGTGGCAGGCTGTATTTATGGACTAAATCCTTTACCCGATTTAATTCAATTGCCGTACTATCAGCTAGTTCTCTAAGCGTATGTTTGCCATGCTTATGTGCTTGCCGAATGGCTTTAATATCTTCACGTTCTCCCTGCTTCGGATCTTGTTTCATACTGGCTAGGTAGGCCGCATCACTGCTTACCTTAGTTCCAGGCTTCACAAGTCTAACTGGAAACGGCCATTCACCAGATTTGTAGTTATGTTGCGCGAGCTTAAACATTTCCGGTTCTGGCCCGATTGCTAGTGGGTGATCGATATCGGGTAGATCAGCGTTAATTACTAGCACCTGTGTTTCAGTCATGCGCTCACCCCTCTTTGACCATTGACTTCGATTTCAAAAATTTATTAGCAAAATACTGCTGCCCCTTGCCCGTAATTAGGGGCGTAAAGCGTGTCTTTGAACCATGGTTAGTGGTGATCACGGTTTCTCTCACTTCCATGATTCCCAGCTCCATCGCTCGTTGGGTCGGTGAGTTGTAACGTTTCCCCATCACTATTAGGTAGCCATGAGTTCTTAACCAATCGAACAAGCGGTTTTGACCAGTCTTAATACCGCGCTGGCGTAATACCTTAGCAAAATTACCAACGCTGATAGAATCGTCTGAGCCCGAAACTGCTTGGCCTAATCTAGCTGGCCCTTGCAGCTGTTCATTCTCCAGTTTCAGCTGCTCGTTTTCCCTCATCAGAAACCCATATCCGCGCTTGACAACCTCCATTGGGCTGTTCCACTTATCTTCAATAGTGATAAAATAACGGCGGTAAATTTGCCCTTGCGGCGTTTGCGACATCATGGACAACTCTTTCGCCATGTTAACGGTTAATGCATAATCTTGAAGCTCACGTTTGGCGCCGTTATTTACAACCGTAACTCCGGTTACACTTGTGAAATCAATGCCCTCGACAAACATGCTAAAGTTTTGATCAACCCATTTACTAAATCGGGTTGTTAATTCCAGACCTTTGTGTAGATCCCGGGCAGACACCAACTGCCGCCCATCTTTTTCAGTGATTTTAATCAATTCATTCATGCGCTCACCTCCGTTTGCAATCCTTGTCTAGCTTGCTCTAGATCAATAAAATACTCGGCTGGCTTACCCCAACATTGGGTCAAATCAAAATTTAAGCCATCCCGCTGATATTCAATAATTAAAACCTCGAGTGCAAATAGCTTGTACTCATGAGCGCACACCTCATCTTGCGCACTACCACCGGCCTTTAAATGCCGCTTCATACGCTGCTTAGTCCAATGCAACGCGGCCGGTTCATAGGCATGGTTAGCGGCTAAATTGACTAATTGATTACCCCAATTCATTTAGCTTCCTCCTGACTGTTCATGAGCGCTAGAAAATCCTCGTCACTCATATCGTCCTGCTGGTTATCACTTGAATTTGGCTTAGAAGCCGCCTGAGAAGCGCCGTTTTGCATCCACTTTGGCGTAACTTCTTTACGGCGTGGCTTTGAATAGCCACTAGGTTTTCTTTCGCTCTTCATGCGGTCGTCATGATTAGCAGCGGCCTTTTTAGCCTGCTCTAACGTCGTAATATTTCGTTTCTTCCAACCCGCAACAATTGCACGAACGTATTTCAAACATGCATTAGATCCAATCTGATGTTCTCCAGCAACCCAAATTGCATAGGCAATCACCTCAGGCTTGAACTCTTCCAGCCATTCATCAATTTCGGGACGAGCAATACCATTTGGAAATCCCCACAGGTTGGTCCAATCGTTAATGACCTGCTCGCGCGTCACGCCCTCGTCATCATCATAAGAGTCAGTATCAGTCAAGTAAGGGTCAGTACTAGTAAGTTCTTTATGTTCTACTGGTTGACCTCCACCTTGCCCAACCGGTTGACCTACTTCATCTAAACCAGTTGGCCTACTTTTATGGCTTGTAGTTGGGTTACTGGTTGGGTAACCAGCTGACCTACTATATAAATTAATAATGCGATATTCAGGCGGTTTCACATTTTTCTTGCCTCTAACGTATTTAATTAGTCCTAGTTGCACTAATGAGTTGCGTGCTTTATCGAGGCCGGGTTCGGATAGTCCTGTCAGACTGAGTAATGCCGAATTTTTCATGCGAAACTGAACGTCCAACTTGCCTTCATCGTTCGCATAGTCTAATAACTCGCGATACAGATTATTTTGGCCGTTAGAGACACTCGCTTCATACATTTTAAAATTGCGGTACGCTCGTCGTTGCTTGAAGTAATCCAAATTCGTCCCTCCTTTACTAATGGGTCTTTCACCCGTTCGGTGGATTCAGTCACTGCTGTTCAAGCCAATTCTGTTTAGTCAATCTATGAGTAAGTCGTCTGCACTAACGACGCTCTCTAACTTTTTGGTACTACGACAATAAGCACAATGTCCGCATTGGATAGGATCTGCTTCGCCTTTAATGACAACTTGAATATGCTGTTGAGAGTCCAATATCTGGTTCATAGCATTAGTAAGTCGGTACTCCGGTAAATCAATAGCCTGCTTGTCTGGTGGATCCTGTTTGCTTACTGCCACGATGTACGGTTTACACATCACACCGAATTGCTGCTTAATCAGTTCCTGATACACGGCCATTTGAAGCTGATAGTTATACGCATAAACAAATGGTTCCCGTTCACGGCTTTCTTCATTCCAATAACCCTTATAAATATCAGCGGTCGTCTTTAGATCAACGAAGTAACCTTGTTTCAAATTGAGGCAATCAATCTTGCCCTTCCAGGGATAACCACCGATTTCACCAGTTACAATCACTTCTTTATCGCCTTGATAAAGAAGATTAAAATCATGATCGTCAGATAAGGCTTCAATCATGGATTCAGCAATTTTGAAGTCCTTTTTTAGGTAGCCCTTGCTTGGGCCCCGGCTTGAAATTGCCTCTGGATGTTCATCAACAAACTTGGCATGAGCTTTCTCGCTTTCGAAGTAGCTGTGAAGCCAATTTCCAACGACTAGCGCCGTTGAGTTCATAACTGGCTCCCATTTACCCTGCAACTCGGCTAACGCTTCTGCTTCACATGCTAGAAACCGTTTAAACACCGTCGGCGACATGTAGGCCCGATCAGTCCAGTTCTCATAATAATTATTCGGCGTCAGCTTCTGATCCAACATCATTGAGGTTGTCGAAGAGGTTTTGCTGGTTTGCCCCGTCTTTGGCAGGTTCTTGATCATTGCTTGGTGCCTCCTTTACAGCTGTTTTAACGGGTTCTTTGACTGGTTCGACAGACTCTACCTTCTCGGCTTTATTCTCCTCTACGTCAGCCACCAATGACCTTTTAGTCGGTGTTACATCCTTCGGATCATCATTTTCGTACTCGGAACTCGTCGTGTCGTTAACTGCTTGCACGAACAAATCGTTGTCGCTTGAACTGTTAATGTAGAACTTGGCAGCTCGATTAATTACAGTCCGTTTAGCCATCTCTTCTGGGAACTCGTTTTGAACCTTCTTCGTCTTAGCATGGCTCCAACTGGTGTCGATGTCCTTCTTTGTCATAACCGTGTATGTCCGGTTGCCGTTCAGATCTTCGACCCATGCGAATGCCCCAATGATTGGCTTGTCTAGGTTCTCAAAGCTTGGCTCGAACTCTTTAACCACCAATACTCCATTTTCACCACCAATCTTGAACGTGTCGTCTTTGTGGACAACCTGTGCCTGAATATCCTTAACGTTTGAAAGACGCTTTACAACGCTAATTGAGCCAAAATAGGAGCGCTGCATGACTAACTGGTTGCCATAAGGAATGAAATAGCATTGGTTTTTAGCTGGGCTCAATCCTTGAATTGCCATGTTCATCAATGCCTTGATAACTGATCCTTGGTCACACTTATCAAGTAATGGTTGGCCCTTAGACGTATCACTCAAAATCAAGTAAGCACTGTTTAATGCATTCCCTACTGAATAATCAGGTGGTAATGACAAGCCTTCATTATTCTTCATATCCTCAATATTGTTATTAACCATCGTAACTAACTCATTACTCATGCTTCTTCCTCCTCTGATACCCAGTTATAGCCCAGACGTGTCATCATCGTGTCTGTGTCGATGTGTGCCAGTAGCTCGTCCCATAGACGGGACTGACCAAACACATCAATCAACCATTGCCAATTTGGCTCCTCACCTTGATCTGGATATAACACGCTAACGTCAGTCGAACCGAAAGTGACGATACAAATGGCGCTCAACATATCGGCCTGCATATCAGTCGCCCACTGCTCAAAGTCATTGTTATCGATGTAATCTTGAAACAACTGTGCCTTGTCGAACTCATCACCATCGTAGCAATAGTTATCTGCGTCAAGTACCCAGTCACGTGAGTCGTTACGTTGCTGCCAATGCTCGTTTAAATCTGCCTGTGCTGGTATCATTTTGCCCACTTCCGTACTAAACGTTGTCTTAGTGACTGTTTCGGAGTACAATAGAACTCGAAAATAAATTTATTAAGCGTCTTTGCTGCACGGGTACTCCCAATACTCGAGCAGCTTTTTTCGTACTCAAATTTAGGCTTTAGCGATACTTTGCGTACTTCCAATTCGTTCGACCTCCTTAAATTTGTCAAAAAGATTATTCAATTCTTCAATTGTGATTTGCTTGTAAAGCACATTTCCAATCCGGAATGTAAATTTCATCGTCTTCATCTCCTTAAATTCCAAACCAACTAGCAACTTCATGACGCTTGAACCACAATGCAGTTAACGCGCAGCCTACTATTGCTCCTTCAATCATTGCTATTTCCTCCTATCCTGCTTGCGTTTGTTCTCTTCTGCTCGCCAGCGGCTAACTTCCGCCCAATTATATTGGCGGGCCCCTAATGCAACATCAGACGGCAATGGGTAGTCTTCACGTCGCGCCAAGTTGCTTATTGTTGATGGTGAAACATTCCATTCAGCGGCAAGTTCAACACCTTTGAGCCATTTTTTAGGCTGTCCGCCTGCCTGATACTTAGGATTCTTTTTAATGGAAACCACTTGCATCTTTTATCACACCTCCTAGCCATTTTCTTGGTTGACTTTATCGATTACTTCCTGCAATTTATCCATTGGAATACCGGCATACTCAGCTTTCTTAGCTAAATCAGTTATCTCGGCGCTAATCTCTTCAGCATATTCACGTGGATAACGTTCAATAACTAGCTGCTGCGCCGGTGTCCGATCATTTGGGTTAATCGCAATAGCGTTCTCAAACTCGGCTTCCATTGCCTCTCGTTCTTGCTGCTCTTTCTTCTGACGCATTAGGGCTGAGAACATATCACCCTTTAGACGCCTGTCATTCTGAAATGACAGCACTCCGAAATTCTCACGAGCACCAGAATAATTAAGCCAAAAATCGTTAATTACATTTGCTAACGACTTCCTAATTTGTGGATTAGTGCTTCTTGATCCACTCTTCAACCGGGACAATTGTCCGGGAGAAACATGCGTCCTATCTGCAATCTGCTGCTGTGTTAGTGTTTTATTTTTACCTAATGCCAATGACAATTGCTCTGCAAACTTGTTCTTCATACCTACACCTCTGTATTTTGGAAAGGGCTTTATATAGCCTTTCCATGTAATTCACTTATAATTTAAATTAATCGGGATGATCTAATAGGTAATCGATCATCTCAGCTGCTGGAATCTGCCAGCCGTTATGGGTATTCACATAATCAATGAAGCCACCCTGTTCAATGTCCAAATCATGACGATGCTTGGTTAAATATCGTGAGGCTCGTTCGGTTGATTTAGTTCCGTATTTATACTTGGCCAAATCTTTAAGCTTCCAAGTACGAATACCACGTTGTGCTTGCTTCCAGGCTTGGAACTTCTCGTATTCTTCTTCGCTAATGAATTGGAATCCCTTTGGAGCCTCATGCCGAATCAATATCGTATCTGACATGTTCGCACCTCCTAATATGAAACTGACATAAGTTGGCTAGCTTGCTCGTTATACTCGGCCGTTACTGCTCGAAATTCAGCATCTAGTGCTTTATCGCTTAGTGCCTCAAACATTACCCTTGGTGTTTCTGGTTTAACCTTTGCTAGTGCATTTATTAATGTAGTTCGTGATAGATGTGTCATTTTGTTTCCTCCGTTCTTTGAAAATTAAATATTTGCTTTTAGTAACTCGAATATTCGACGCGCTTCATCAATGTTGCTCTCGTTAATTTGATAAACATTAGACACACCTAAATGGAACCTTTGGACCATTTCGTGCAACTTCTCTTGCATAACTTCCATTACTCGGTCACCTCCACTGATAATTCATCTGTGGAAACTCCCAATGCACGGGCAAGCTTTTTCGCCGTCTCGTATGTCAAATTAGTACCTGACTCAATTGCGCTGATCGTCGTTTGCGGTACTCCACTTTTATCAGCTAGTGCTGATTGGCTGAGTCCCAGTTTCTGCCGCAATTCTCGAATCCTTAATGTGTAAGTCATTTGGTATCTCCTTTCCAGCCACTAATATATTGGTAACTCGGCCATATAATAACTAATATATCGTTACATGTCAACAATATATTGGTAAATATTTTTGTTATTTACTTTAGAATGAACTTAACAATATATCGTTAGGAGCTCATAACATGAAAACCGATGGAGAATTTGTTTCCGAACATTTAATGGAATTAATAACTCAACAGAACTTAACTATTAATCGTGTTGCAACATTAGCTGGGCTGAACCAGTCGACTGTAAACGCGATGTTTGAAGGGAGAAGTAAGCGCCCAACAATTACTACAATCCGTAAGGTATGTGGCACCCTCGGTATCAGCGTTCACGACTTCTTCGACTTCCCGCCTTACAACGAGGTGGAAAAATAATTTCCATAGACTTCTCACTTAAAAAGGTGGTTAAAAAATGTTAACAGCTACGATTCATTTTTTAGATGGTGAAACACTAACGCTAAACGTACATGACTTTGTTTGGGGTATTCGCACTGCGCCAATTAATGATCGTCCTAAAAAAATTTCTAAAAAGAACTGGGAAAAGATAACGTACGATTTTCCTAACAAAGACGAAATTAATGGTCCGTTTGAACTGAACGAACATATTAAGCTAGGATTAGTGCCAAGTATCACCAAACTTCTAAACAACTACACTTTCTTTTTCACTGATGATGACCCTGGCACCGTGTTTGCCAGCTCCAAAGTGGTAAAGATTGTCAGTCATTAACGTTTAATCCGAAGAGTTGCTATTTGCGATAGCGGCTCTTTTACTTTTCATTGGCTTCATTTTGGCGTCTCATATTCTATTCATATTGTTTAACTTTTGCTTGTAAAAAAACGTTAACACTAACTCCTAAAGCGTTAGCTGCTAAAAAAGCTTTTTCCAAAGTCAATTTGTTAGTCCCATATTCAATATTTGCCAAAGCCTGTCCTGAACGCAAATTCATGGAATGCCCTAATTCTGCGAGAGTTAAATGTTTCTTCTTCCGAATATCTCTGAGAACTAAATTAGCGTCTTTTTTTACAACTGGAACATTCATTAATATCACCTCGCTACACTTTATGTTTAACTTACAGTCTTTATAATACTACACATTAAGTGTAAGTCAATACCGTTTCTACACTTTTTGTTTATTTTCCTAAATATTATGTTTAACTATTATATAATCTACTCAAAGAGGTGAAATAAATGTCTGAATTAAGCAATAAGCTTACTAATTTACGTGAACAAAAAGGATGGACTAAAACTTATGTTGCAAAAAAACTTGGCATATCCAACCTCGGAACCTACGCAAATTATGAATATGGTACACGTGAACCTGATCTTCAAATGTTGACAAAAATTTCAGATATTTATGGTGTAACCACGGACTATCTTTTAGGTAATAACAAGACCCCCAAATGGGCAACCAAGAAAGATACTATTGACCTGAAGGACTTCCTTGAAGCAAACGAAGGCTCAATGACCTATGGTGGTGAAGATCTTACTGAAGAAGAAAAACAACAAGTGCGTGTGGCCATGGCAACAATATTCTGGAAACGCCACAAGCATGATTAGGAGTTGTACTTATGGATAGAGTAAAAGATATTGTTAAAACTATTGTCAATCGTTATCACACTGCGGACCCGTTTGTAATTGCGGAAAAGCTTAACATACAAGTGGAATGGTGTGATTTTGGGGCAATGCCTCTGGGTAAAAATGCTTATGACAACCAAGAGCCTATCATACTACTCAATAATTCTATTAAACACACGCCTACACAGTATTTCATACTCGGTCATGAGCTGGGACACGTTATATTCCATGAGGGACTGATTGGGTACTACACTTCCGTTAAACATGGACATTCTAAGTTTGAACGTGAAGCTGATAAATTTTCAGTTGGATTGATGGGAATGTTGTTTATTGAGGAGAATGGCCATATTCCCTATTCATATCAAGAACTGTCTTATCAATACGGGGTACCATTCGACGGAGATTAATTATAGATAAATTAATTTGGAGGAATTTTCATGTCACTAGGTGACTTATTCAGAATAAGCGCATTTAAAAATACTATTCAAAAATCCAAAGTTGAAATTATTGAATTACAAGAAACCATGGATGATTTGAAGAGACAGAATGATATTAAGCTGTCATTACAACAAATGAAGCCTGAACAACTTGAAGAACTTATTAATTCTAAGCAAAAAAAGCTTGATGAGTTAGACGAACAGATTGATACTGCTAACAAAAAATGTATCGATGTACTTTCTGAAATTGAGAGACAATCCAATACGCTTAATGAAATAAAAGCCGATATTAGTGACCTTTCTCCTGATTTAGAAATGAGTTCATATGGCTTATACCAACCACAATATGACTTTTCGGATTCTTTAGGCTACAAGAACAAATTACAAGAAATACGCGATCAACAAAAAAATCTAATCAAAAATAAAACCGCTTGTATTTTTAACAATCACTGGCAAGTCAATGGAAGCGTAGCACAGGGAAGAAAGATGAATCGAAACAATGTAAAGGCGATTCTTCGTAGTTTTAATAATGAATGCACAGATGCTATAAACAAAGTGTCATATTCAAATTTTGATCGCATCGAAACAAGGATCATTCGCTCATTCAACCAGCACAATAAAATGTATGAGGTTGTTGAAATAAGTATGGTCAACAATTACTTACAGCTCAAACTGAAAGAACTTCATCTAGCATTTGAGTACCGACAAAAAGTTCAAGAAGAAAAAGACAAACTTCGTGAGCAGCGAGCACGAGAAAAAGAAGAAAAAACTTTGCAACGGGAAATAAAAGCTCAACAAAAAATGCTCAATAAAGAAATCGACCATTATTCGAAAGCAATTCAAGAACTACAAGAAAAACAAATCGAAAATCCTTACAATCAAGGATTGAAAGATGAAATCGAGCAGTTAAAACAAAAGCTAAAGCAGTATGAAGATAAAAAATCAGAAGTTGATTATCGAGAAGAAAACGCAACCGCCGGATATGTTTATATCATTTCTAATGTTGGTTCATTTGGTAAAAATGTTTTCAAAATCGGCGTAACTCGCCGCTTAGATCCAATGGATCGGATTAACGAGCTTGGAAGTGCTTCTGTCCCATTTAAGTTTGATGTACATGCATTGATATTTAGCGAAAATGCATATCAATTGGAGTCTGAGCTACACCAGTGTTTTTCACAAAGCCGCGTCAATATGGTTAATAATCGCAAAGAATATTTTCGAATTTCTATAAACGAAATTGAAGATGAGTTAAAAAAATATAGCCATCTGACTGTAGATTTCAAAGAAGCACCTGAGGCCGAAGAGTATCGAGAGAGTTTAGCCATTAGCACAGAATCAAAGCAATAATGTTATTGAAATTGGATTTGGGGAATAAATTATATTGGAGGAAACATCAATGAAAAAATACAGTGTTTTATTACTAGCTGGAATAACCGCATTGTCGCTCACCGCATGCGGAAATAATAATAGTTCTAAAACCAATTCCGTTAATAGCTCCAAGGCAGAAAAAGTTTCATCAACAAAATCGACTGATCCGTCAAATGACAAATGGACGTTTAAAGATAATGTTTTCTCAGCCGGAATTGAAACTTATAAATTTACGAAATCGGAAATCCGTGATGGCAGCGAAGACGGAACTAAAATTTTAGTTCTCTATTGTGACGTTACTAACAACTCTAAAAAGGAACAGGATCCTTCAAATATCTATACTGTAGTAAATGCTTATCAAAAAACAGATACAGCAAACAAACAACTTTTGCCCGGCACACCCAAATATGACGATAACGGTAATAATCCAATACAAAAATACGAAGATGGCCTAAATGATAAATTGTTGCCAGGGAAAACAACGCAGGCGGCGGTTATGTTCAAGTTAGAGAACAAAAATAATGTAACGGTCAAATTCAATAACGCCAATTTCCAAACTATTGGGACAAAAACATATTCTGTAAATTAAAATATTGGCTTGATTCTAACCGTAATAAACCATGTAAAGATCGGAGAATTTGTTATGAAAAAGATGAGTATTGGTTTTGTAGCCATTATAGCTATAATTTTCACACTGGCTGGTTGTGGAAACAAAAAGCCTGATTATACTGCTTCAACAGCGGAATCAGTATTAAATGAAAATAAAGATATTGAAGGAAAAACCGTTCAATTCAAGGTCAATAAAGTTGTTCCAAATAGCGCATTTGGCTATAATCTTGAAACTGGTAAACACTTGAATTTCGTAAGTTCTGAAAATCCCAAGGTGAATAAAGGTGAAACAGTTACAGTGAAAGTTAAGAAGGCTAGCTCATCTGTGGGTTCTTGGGTTATATCATACACAAATCTCAAAAAAGATTAACTGTAAATGGTTGGCCCATAGTTGGGCTCTCACGCGAGCGTAGTTCAACGGTAGAACAGTTATTTACACGCTTCTCACAAGTCTCACATCCTATATTTATGCAGGTTCGACTCCTGCCGCTCGCATTAACATAAAAAAATACATTCTCCCTCACCACGAAAGAGAATGTACCTCAAGGGGCATGTACGAAACATGCTTAGAAACATTATAGATCTTAAAATCGTATTTGCAAGTTTTTTTGCGAGCGTAGTTCAACGGTAGAATGGTTCCTTTAATTCAAATATAGCCTACCTTCCAATGCAGGTTCGACTCCTGCCGCTCGCATAGAGATTCTTAACTCAATCAAACACAGGAGAATCACCAATGTTCAATTCTTTAACTTATTTTTTTAAAAGCATGTCCTCTATTAAGTGGAGCACTGAGCTATTATTTGTGGCAATTATATCAGCATTAGTTGCATATTTTCTCTATAAAAAGCTTCATCACTAAATTATTACAAACGTGGGTGTAGTTCAACGGCAGAACGGCAACTTCTTATGGGATACCCTTCCTTTATTTCTTATTGCCATGCGGGTTCAACTCCTGCCACTCACATTGACCAGTCAGGATGTCATTAAAAGCTAGAATATATTTTCAGGAGGATATTTAATTGATTCAAGAATTCAAAGAATTTATCTCACGTGGTAATGTAATGGATTTAGCAGTCGGCGTTATTATTGGGGCTGCATTTACTGCTATCGTTAAATCATTAGTTAATAATTTAATAAATCCACTAATAGGTGTTTTTTTAGGACAAATTGATTTCTCTAGCCTTGTTTTAAAAGTTGGCAATGCTACTTTTAAATACGGTTCCTTTATTAATTCTGTCATTAATTTTTTGATTATTGCATTTGTGGTATTTTTACTAGTCAAAATGATTAATAAAATTATGCCTAAGAAAGAGGATGTCAAAGCCGATCCTATTCCAACAGCTGAGGAAAAATATCTTTCAGAAATTGTATCATTATTAAAGCAACAGAAAAGATAATTGCAGTAAGAAATCAGGTGCCATTTATGAAAAAATCAGAAGATTTATCTACTAAAGATTGGAAACAAGCACAGTCTGCCGTCTTCAAAGAGTACGAAGATTTTATTAAAAGAGTTCAAGAAAATGGTGTAGACTATGCTATTCAGCATGCAAGACGTTTAGTAAATTACCAAAAATTAGTTACCGAATGGCAACATCAAACAAATATTTTAAGGGACGATCTATCTAATAACCACGTCGCTTTAAGTGTTTTTAAAGACTTAGAAGAAGGAAACGAAAGTCATGTTTTGAGTAGAGCTTACGAGATTATGAAGAAGTGGCCAGAGTTCAACCCAGAACCATTAACCATTTGGCTAGAGCTCATCGAAGACTCAGATGATGAATAATAAAACTAAATGTCAAAGGAAGAATTCCAAATGAAGATTATCAACGTCGCATTGCATGTTAAACCAGAGCTCAAAAAAGAATATGAAGATTTCATTCATGAACTTGTTATTAATTCAGCACAAGAAGCTGGTAATGAATTCTATGGACATTTCAAAAAGTTAGACAGTGATAATGATTACGAAATTATCGAACACTGGAAAGATCAAGAAGCCGTGGATTTTCATAATGACACCCCTCATTTCCAGAAATTTCTAGCACACGTCAGTGACTATCTAACTTCAGAACCAGAAATTACCAGAATGGATTATTAGCTTTCTCGCTTTGCAAATAAGTGAAAAAACAGCACTTATTTGCAAAGCTTCCGGACCTTTAGCTCAGTTGGTTAGAGCAGACGGCTCATAACCGTCCGGTCGTTGGTTCGAGCCCAACAAGGTCCATTTCACGCGAGCGTAGTTCAACGATAGAACAGTACTCCTATGAATTGCTAACTAGATACTTTCAGATGTAGGTTCGACTCCTGCCGCTCGCATTGTAACAAATAACCCATACTACCGCTTACTTTAGTACGTACATCGCGTGGGCGTAATTCAATGGTAGAATAACAATTTCAGCCCTTCTCTCTCGTTTGAAATTGTTATGTAGGTTCAATCCCTGCCACCCACTTTTAAAAGAAAGAAGGTAAGATTATGGATAAAGATATGTCGAAATATGAACTCATAGATAACATTACTAATGACTTAACCTCTTTTATTAATCTGTATGCTTTCGTTTATCTTACAAAAGATAGCTACTCAAGGAAAGAATGTGGCCGCATAATCCAAGGAATGGAAAGAGATATGGTTGATCGTCTTAAGCAAAAATAATTGTAGGTACATTCTAATTAACTGTTGAGCCGACCAAAACCCATTGTTGGCTCTTATGCGAGTGTAGTTTAGTGGTAAAACGACAGCCTTCCAAGCTGTAGTCGCGGGTTCGATTCCCGTCACTCGCTTTGTTTATTTAATAATCCACACTTAACACTAATACTTGTGAAAATACTATTAAAAGGGGGGATATTTTGTTGCTAAAAATAGATTCCGTCACGGAACAGACAAAAGCCGGTACTAGATGTCCATTTCTTGTTACTTGCAATGATCAAAAGCAGTACATAATGAAATGTCGTAACAACGAACCTTCCAGTGATAAATATTTGTTTAATGAACTTATAGGCTCACGTATCGCTACATTATTAGAACTTCCTGCTCCTAATACGTCCCTTGCTCGTCTTTCTCAACGAACTATTAGTAACAATAGATCACTTGACGACCTCCATTTCATCCCAGGTACCGTGTTTGTCTCCGAATATCTAAATGGATCGCCTGGTATGAACCCTATTATTTTTAATGCAGCAACTAATAGTGACGATTTTGGTGGAATTCTTTTCTTCGATCAATTAGTAATGAACACTGATCGCGGTGAGAATCCTGGAAACTGGTTCTATGACCGGAAATTACGAAAGTTATGTATTATAGATAACAGTAATATCTTTAGATTAGCTAGTATTTGGAATGCGGTAAGTTTGTCACAAGATATGAGAATCCCTCCATGCACATTGGATCAATTGGATCAGTCTGGATACAAAATGATTAGACAAATCATCCAAACTAAAGTAGAATATCCCTTTGATAAAATTAGACGCTTAGCCAAACAAATAACTGTGGAACAAATAACCGAAGCCTTTACTGATATTCCAACTGATTGGAGAATATCAAAGGCAGAGCAAACAGCAGCTTTTGATTTCATTTGCTACCAGTTTAAACACACAGATGATATAATTGCCGCATTAAATGTCTATGTTAGAAAGGAGGTAAATTGATAATGGCAGAATTCAAGTTATATTTTTCAGTATTAAAATATATTCCAAGCCCCATAAGAAGAGAATCAATTAACGTTGGTGTAGTTTTCCATATTCCAGAAATGAAAATTTCTCGATTTCAATCTATAAAATCAACCAACAGATTATCCAGTTTTGATGATGAATATGACAAGGAGTTTTTTAAGTTAATGATGGATTCTTTTCATTATGAATTTGACTATCCAACTTCTATCAATAATGAGCTTAGTGCTAACGTTATGCTAAACAATGAAGTACTATCCAATCCTGACTTTCTTCGCCAGCAAACCAATGACTACTCAAATGAATTTCAATTTGATGCTGTTAATACCATGTATACATCTGATTCAGATTATGTTGCTGACATAAATGACTTAATAAAAACTTATCTTTACTACGATCGCCCTAAATCTGAACGTATCACTGCTCAGGAGGTACGACGTCTGCTGTCTAAACAACTGCGCTTAACTGGTTTTAAACACATACAGCGTAAACCAGATATTCCTAGTGACTTTGATAATAAATCATTATTTGATTTTCAAATTGGCGATTATTTTATTAAAGTAATTTCATTCGATTATGCACATTCAACCACAATGGCAAAGGAAATCAAAAGCGCTTTATACGATTTAGATGAGGCTACCAACAATTTTGATATAAGTAGGATAAAAATTGTTGTTAATGACGCCTCTGAGACATCCAATAAACAAGCGTATAACCTATTCGCAAAAAAGGTTGAACAATATATGTGTTCAAAAAATAATAACATTGAAATCGTTTCATTATCAAAATTTACCAGCAGCAAGTTTTAGTATCTCTTTTATTAAGTGTAAAACATATGCCCCCTGAAAGGGGTATATATTTTGAGTTAAAAAGAACATACGTTTGGGAATATCAACCTATTGTTATTTCCAGTTGGGAGGAATAAAACATGTCTGTAACCAAACTTAATAATGGTAAATGGCAAGCCCGTGTCTCTTATAAGGATGATGACGGTAACTATAAGTCGGTTACTCATTTAGAAAAGCGCAAAACTGACGCTGTTGAATGGGAAACTAAAACTAAGAATGCTCTGCTGGAAGGTGCTGACTTATCACGTAGCACCGAGAGTCTAAAGCATTACTTTCTTGATTGGATCAGAATATATAAGACTGATGGTGTATCGCGTCATACTCACGAGCTATATATGGGTAACTGGCGTCACGTCTCTGCATATTTTAAGGATAAACCTATGAGCACAATTAAACGTCCAGATTACCAGAAGTTCCTGAATGAATTTGGTCGCAGTCATGGAATTGCCACTTCTCACAAACTTCATCAGCAAGTACACACCGCAATAAAGGACGCCGTAGCTGATGGTATTCTAAAACGAGACTTTGCTTACAAGGCACACGTCACTGGACGCCCTCCTAAGCCCGTAGAGGAAAAATATTTGACGTTGTCCGATTATAAGAAGCTACGTAAATACCTCATTAAAACAGCTGACTATGACCACATGACTATGCTGATGATGCTGTTTCAATTAGAAACTGGAACCAGGTTCGAGGAAGCTGCTGGTCTGACGTGGGATAATTTGAATTTGAATAATGGAATAGTTCACATTAAACAGCAGTGGGACGCCCGTAGACAGACTTTTCGTCCAACTAAGGGAAATGGACAGGCCGATGGGGATATAACCATAGGACCCGCCTACTGTCGTTTTATGAGGAGCTATCGTAATGCGCAGAAAGATTATTTAGAATTACACGAAATGAAGAATCCTAAGAACCTCGTATTTTGGTCTAAACTAGGAAAAATCGTGGGCAATGGGAATGCAAACGAAGAGCTAGGACGTATTTGTAACCGTCTAAAGATCAACAAAGTTACAACACACGCCATGAGGCACACACACGCTTCGATTCTTATCTTAAATCATGAGTCCCTTCCCTATGTTCAACATCGCCTTCGACATCAAAAACTAGAAACGACCGTTAACACCTACGTCCATCTTATTGAAGAAGAAAACGGCGTGTCAGATAAGAAGGCCACTGAGCTAATGGACGAAGGATTTTAGAAAATGACAATTTTGTGATTGCTGTATTCCTTGTGCCACAAGGGATTACAAAATCATTTGTTAATTTTTCTTCCAAAAACTGCTATATTTTGACTACTTTTTTCGTTTTTGGAAGAATCGTGGAAGAACATATCGTATTTGAGTGGTTTTCGAGTGTAAAACAAAAGCACCAAAACGCCTTTATATCAGCGTTTTGATGCTTTGTCGTTTCTCTATATTTGTCAACTTATCACCCGCACGGGGATCGAACCCGTAACTCCGCCTTGAGAGGGCGACGTCTTAACCAATTTGACCAGCGGGCACAAATTCATTTATTATCTTACCGAATGATAAGCGGCTTGTCAAATATAATTAAGATTTTTGCCACCTAAAAATCGTCACAACAACTAAACCAACGAATAAGAGCAAACAGTAGGCCACACTACACCAAAAAACGAAAGTCAATAATTGGGGTAACAAAAAGCTGCGCATAACTGCTAATCCGATGGCCGTGACCGCCCATACGATCAATTGTTGTCGCAGATGATCGAATAAATGATCTAATTCTGACTTCGACATACACTCACCTTCCATTTAACTAGTTTAGCCACCAACTGATACGATATTCAAGCAAAAATGCAAAAAATAGACACAAAGTTTCAGCAAAGTCTTGACAGTATTTGCTGGAAAAGTTACTATTAAATAGTTGTTATTGGGTATTCGCCAAATTGGTAAGGCAGCGGACTCTGAATCCGTAATTTACTGGTTCGAGCCCAGTATACCCAATATTCGTTATCAGCTGTTATCATTGGTTGTCAAAAACACCGTGATTGCAGCTTTTTTATTACTTTAGTTTATCATTAATTGTCATCTCTTTTCACTAAAAGTCAGCCAAAAGGACAGCCAAAAATATAACAAAAAAGCCACTGTTTCCAGTGACTTAATACTTGCGCGGGGTAGTGACTGTTAGCCAACTTTGGTTAGCAGTTTTTTTCGTTAGGCCATTAGTCTAACGCTTATTATCAAGGCAATGACTGCAATAGTAATGTGTATCACAAAAATAACCTTTCTTATAGTTTTAGGTTCATGATAATCAAACGGCCACTGAATAAAGTCAAATACTGACAGAATCATAAAGTTAAACGCTAATAAATTTAGCCCATAAACAGTCACCGGCATAGACAAGCTGAAAGCCATGCGGCCATATTGTAATATGCTACACGTTATCAAATATGCCGGAATAATCAACAATGTAATATTTACAGTAACTTCGAAAAACCATTTTTTAATGAAATAACTCATTTACAAGGACACTCCAGTGAATATTTAACTGCACATTATTAATTATACAGTAAAATTGTTGAAACTAGGCTATAGTAGCATTCAAACCGTTAGATCACTGTAAAATTTTGCAAAAGCGTGTAATGCTTCATTCTTCATATAATTAAACTTGCTAACACTAACCGATAATTGGTTACAAGCTTCATTGCGGGTGAAATGCTTCTCAATAACGTAATCATGTAAAATAAATTGATATTGTGGATCATCAATTGCATTTAGGGCGTCTTCGACTTCTTTTAGCCGGTAAGACAGGTCAACATGGTTTATCAGGCGGCTTTCAGCGCCGTTTCGGCTGCTATGGCTTGACACTCCATCGAATGAGGGGCTGGAAACTTGATTAAAAGCCGTCAAATCACGTTTTAGTTTGGCATATTGCTTTAATAAATTACGAATTTTCTTAACATCTTGACGCATCGGAATCACACTTTCTGATCCCAGATATATGTATAAAAAAGAGGCTCGGGGGAGAGCCTCTCACTATAGGATATGATAATCGCCGTTATTACGGGAAAGTAATATTAGGACAAATTACAATATTAATTTTAGTACCAATCATTTCATATGTCAAACCTAAGCTTCAATTTTTCCACGCAGTTGTTGAATCATACTGACAACTTGATACGGTGTCTTTGTCATATCAGTTACTCTGTTTTGATACCAGAATTGTGTCAGCAAGGACACCGCAAAATCGTACTGTTTGTAGACAGTCAGATCTTCATTCTTGCTAACAGCCGTCTGCACGTAGTCCTTGGCGGCGTCTAAATAACTTTGAATCATTGGATCATCTTCAGTTACATCAATTCGCAGGCTTAGTTTAATGTCGTCTACAGTCACTGCCAACTAATCACTTCCTCATAAGTTTAACTTTACTCTCATAAAATTATATGGTATAAATATAGAGTACTCATTGCCCGGTAGTTCAGCGGTAGAATAATTGACTGTTAATCAAGAGATCGCTGGTTCGATCCCAGCCCGGGCAGTCTCCAAAACACATATTTATCATAAAAGGCCGTGACCTTGAAGTCACGGCCTTTTTATTACCAAGTCATAGCATAATAGATTACCTCAAACACTTTAAAAGCAACATATGCGGCGAATACATACGTGATGATAATACCACTGTATGCAAGGATAAATGTGTTCTCCATGAAATCACTTCTAAAATTATAGCTGCACGTTCTATTAAAATCTGATAAGCATCATCATCATACTATCACTTGTTGTTTGAAATTCCACTTACTTTGTCTTCCTATTTACCAGCAGTTACAGTTCCTAACGCCACATTAATTACAGCGGTCTTGTCAATCACTTCATAATCATTCCGCACAATGACGGAAAGCCCTTGACTGAACTGGTCGAACTTGTCCCATTGGGCGGTTACTTGGTTACGCCGGAAGACAGCCACGGCTTGTGATAAGTCCCCCGCAATCATTGGGAACGTCCCGTCGGCGTTGTTGGCCAGTAACTTGTCACTAATCATGACGACTGGTGCCCCTAACAAGGTGAACCCACTGGGTGCCGTTGGGTTCGGCTGTAATAAGTAACGGCCTTCGGAATCCTTCAAGGTATCAAGGTAATTGAACCCGGATTGGTTCACTAGCCACATTTTGCTCAAGGCGGGATCTAACGTCACATTGAAAATCTTTTTAAGATCATCAATACTGGTTGCCGTTGCTTTAGTAAAGTTGCTACCAGTTAACAAGCTCATAATCTGCGTGTTGTCCGTGTTATCAACCAGTTGTTGCAATTGGGTTTTAACTTCGCTAACAATATCCACTTCGGCGTCTTCCACCACTTCATTAGATAAGGCAATCTTACCCGCCCGGGTCTTTACATCAAACGGCACTTCCGTAAACATATTCGCGTCAACATCGGCAATATCGGCTAATTCGTCCTTAGTAGCCAGTACCGCAGATTGTTGGCTGGTGGCAATTGGATAAGTACCGGAACCACTAGAAACTTGCTTAACCGTCGCATATTGGGCGAGGTTGTAATTGGATTGTTTTAATTGGAAAACGGGGGTAATCAGTTCTTTAGGAATAACCGCACTGGCACCGTCAGTCTTTAAACCGTCCCGAGTTTCCCCGTGTGTCCGCACATATTGTTCAAAGGCGGGAATACCGGTTTTGCTTTCGTTACCATTGTCATTGCTGTTAGGATCAATAATTGTTTGTTTTGCCATGTTGTCAGGCTCCTTTTCTTGGTTAATAAATTTTTCATAGCTACGGGTATCAACTTGCACATTTGTATCGTCATAAGCGGGAACAGCTACCACCGACACGTCGAACAAACTCTTAACTTGATTAATGGTGCGCGTGATATTACCACCATCATCTTTAGTCCATTCGTCGGTGTCGTCGTCACTATCAAAGCCAAATGAACAGGAATCAACATTCCCACTCTGAACTTCTTCGTAGACGTCATTAGCAAACGACGTATTCGGCAACTGCGCGGTGAAATGTAGCCCCTTGTCGTCCGTTTCTAGCGTTAACGTGCCCGCCTTGGCACTGGCTAACACTTGAGTGTAGTCGTGGTTATTAAGCATAAGAACGTTTGATAAATCGACACCATCAAGGGCTTGGGGGGTAACAACCTCAGTGAAGCCACCTAAGTCTTTGCTTGGTGAGTTCCATACAATGGCATAACCACTAATTGTTTTGCCCTTAGATGTCTGTGAGTCTTTAGGTTGCGGGTCTGCTGAATTTTCAGCTGGCCCGTCTTCGGGTGTTTCTGACTGTGGCGTTTGTGCTCGCAACTCGGCGTCAATCGTTAACCGTCGATCTTGTTTCATGAATTATCCACTCCATTCTTTTGTAAGTTTAAGAAAATATTGCCATCGTCAGTTGGTGGCAAGCCAATCTTGGCCCGCGCTTCATTGCGGCTCATAATACCGCCCGTATAACCGGCCACGGCTTGGGCTTGCTGAGTTTGCGGGTCAAGGCTCAATAACTTGTCCGTGTTAAACGTAAAGTCATGACCAAGCTTGAACGATAGCTCGCTGGTAAAGCTATCAAAGTAATGTTGTAATGTGCCTTGCAGATATTGCACACCACTTTGTTCTTGGTTAGAATGATCGTTTTCAACCCCTAAGCGCTCCGGTGGTAAACCAAAAGCCTTAGCAATTTGTCGGGTCGTCCAGTCATTCGAGTTGACCAGTTTTAACACATCGGTATTTAAGGACAAGTTGCTAATATCCATCGTGTCATCAGTCACAATCGTGTTGATTGCGTTGTCACCCGTATTGGCTTCATCAAACTGGTTGCGAATATTGCCCTTAGCTTCCGGCCCTAAATCAGATTGATGGACTTTAATAATCGTGGTGCCATGCACGCCAGCAGTAAAAAAGCCGGTTAGCAACTTATTGCCGGCCGACTGAATCTGGCGTTCATCTTTGAGGGCATATAAGGGACTAATCCCCGACACGCCATCTTTGGTAAAATATTTAAAATGTAAAATGTTGTTAGGCGCGATCTGACGACTATTACCGCCAATCGGTGTATAGGTGTAGGTTAACGCGCCGCTCACATCGTCTTGCTCAACCGTCATTTGGTTATTGGCAATTAATTTCAACGTATGGTTAGGCAAAATCTCGGCAAAGCTATTACCATTGAGTAACAGGTTAGCTGCCAACGCATATTTGAAATGGTACCCGTCCATCTGACTATTGGGAGTTTGATTAATCATTGTATTAAAGATCGCCGTATCGCACATAATCGGATTGCTGGCAATATCGCTCGCGATAATATTAATCGCCGCGTAAATGTCACTATTACGCAACACCGCCGCACTCACGAACGTATATGGGTCGTTACTTGATAAACTAACCAAGGCGTCGGCCACCGGATCATGCGTGCCACTGGTGGTACTGCTTTTAACGAAAAAACTCATTTAATCACCTCTTTGCTTTTCATAATTAATTAGCAACGCTAACAGAATCATTGCCGTACCAGCCAGCATTAACCCCGCTTGCCAACTGATCCAGCAACCAAAACCAATTACTAAGCAGATTAGGCCAATCACCAACAAGATCGTTTGTACATAATCAGAACAGATCTGCCGCAGTCGCTGTTTTGTAGTAATCTTCTGCATGCTGTTGATCCTCACTTTCTTGGTAATAGTCCATACCAGCTACAAACGCATTAATCAACGCCGCAATCGGGTCAATCCGATTACTATTGCGGGCTTTATCCAGTTGCCAACCATTGTTTAGCACTTTCAAGATGGCGTTATTGACCGCATAAGCGAGAATCTTGTTGCCGTTATGTTTAATCTTGTCATCGTAAAGCTGATCACGAAAATTACGGGTTGGGATATTCAAAGTCTTGGTGCCTTGTCGTACTTCAAACAAAGGATAGCTTAATTTCTCGAATTTTGTAATTAACGTTTGCGCGTTATACGGGTCATAAGCGATTGCTTTCAATTTCCAGTTGTATTTCCCGACCAGTTTTTGTACAAAATCAAATAGATTGTCATAATCAATAATGCCACTATCTAATCGGGTGATACTACACTCACCCGCCCGCTCCATTGACCGGTAATCAATGCCATCACGTTTAATCTTAGAATCGAGGCCATATTTAGTCCCCACAAACGAATGACTATCACAATAAAACTGACCGTTACCAATTGGAACGAGCCAACTAACCGCGGTTAAGTCATTACTTTTTGATAAATCAATGCCAATATAGGCGTCACGATTATGTAAGTCGGGCACCTTTGCCAATTTACCAGCGGCCCAATCGTCTGCTGAAATATAACTGTCCTCACTGGCTTGCAACCACATATTGAAATTCTTAACCAGTACCGGGATTAGGTTGTTTTGCTTAATGGCAAGGTCAACGTCGGCCTGAATCTTTTCCGTCATGCGTTGTTTAGCGTGTGGTTCACTGAATAACGGGTTGGCCTTAATCCAATTGGCTTGATCGTAAACTTCTTCGCGGTCGTCAAGTTCCCATATTGCCACAAAATAACGGTCAGCTTTGGTTTTCCCCTTTAAAACGTCCGTCAGCATGTCATATTCGGCGTGCATTGGAACGTTAAGGTTAAGACCCGAGGTGGAAATCACCGCCAGCAGGGAGTTATCTTCTTGTGCTTGGCCAGACTTTAAAACGTTGTACACTTTGCGGTCTTTAGCTTCGTGCCATTCATCTAAAATAACGGTCGTCCCGGCATAACCATCAAGCGTACTGGTATCACTGGCAAGGGCCAAGGCTTGTGAATCAGTTTCTAAGTCAGTAATGGCTTGCTTTTGCACCTTAACCCGTTGCCGCATGTACTTCGATTGCTTACGGACTTGCCGTAAACCACTTGAAAGCATGTCATAGCCTAATTTAGCTTGTTTAAGGGCGTTGCTGACAAATAATACTTGTCGGTTGCGGGCGGGCTGACGTTCTCTTAAAAGGCCATTAGCGGCCATACCAGAAGCCAGATAGGTTTTACCATTCTTCCGGGCCATACTAATAAACGCACGATCATAACGGCGGTTACAAGTAGTTTTTTCACGCCAGCCATACAGTTCACTAATGATCCATTCTTGAAATGGTTGCATGGTGAGTTGGCTACCGTCAGTCTTAGGCATCAATTCGATAAACTTAACCGCCTGTGCCGCTTTGTCTTCGTCATAGTAGAACGGGAAGCTGTCGTCCTTAGAACGGCTTAAATCGCGTTTAAATCGCTCACACGCCCATTTGATTTTTTGACCAGCCAATACTTGACCCGATAACACTTGGTCAACATATTCAATCATGACAACATCGCCTCAAAAGTATCTTCGGGTGTCTCATCTTTCTGTTTATTCAATTCCATGCGGGCCCGGCTCGATAGCGACATGCCTAAATCATTGGCTAAGGCTTTTAAATCTTTCATCGCTTGTGACTGCAAGGCTACGTAGGGGTTCGGCTTACGTACACCAGTCTCTTGATTAGTTTGTACCAGTCCGTTCTTACGAATATCATTCTCGCAAGTCTGTACCGTTGCATAAGCGCGGCAATAACTGGCTAACATTGCCCGGTCAAGTTCACTAATTGGGGTATTGGCCTTTAAATAAGGCGCTACCCGTTGCCATTCAGTCAAGGCACGATCATGTAACCAATCTGGTGGGGTTAAATCAAGCACCGGATAATCAAATAACGCTTTTTCAGCGTCTTTACGTTGATCACGCTCATCATTGGTTAAATGTTTCTTCATACTGGCTAAGGCTTTTACTTTTTGGCTCATTCGGAGCACTCCTTTCGTTTAAATTTACGTACCAAAAAGCCCCCACGGGTTAGACCCGTAGCGGCTGATTGATACATATATCCAGAACTCGTTTATTATACCTATATTATCGCACATATTTCTAAAAAGTGCAATTAATAACATGTTTACATTTACACGTTACCCCCTGACTAGCTATTTGTTTAAATTTCGCATTATTAGTAGGGATATTTCACAATCCAGCAAAATTAGCAAAAAATCAAAGCTCAAAAGGGACTTTTATAAACACAAAAGTATGCTGTCCGCTCCTTTCGGGTCGACCATAGCCCCCCATATCAACGTTTCTGGGCTGTCATGCTGTTTTGAATTAGTCTCGTGGCTCAAAATTGAGCCGCCAACTTGAATTGTTCACTCGGCGGAAAAATCGGCGCAGTCAATTGCCACTTTTGACAACGTAGACGCAAAATGCGGGTTGGTTAACAGGGTCGAAAATTTCGACTCAGTAGCTCGGCTGAAAGTTCAGCGCAGTATTGCGCAGATCTACTACCTAAGTTAAACTTAGCCAGTCTGATTCATTCAGCGGAAAACTCCGCTCAACTAAAAAGCGCCGTACCTTTCAGCACGACACTCATTGATTATTTAGTTTGTTGTTCCCGTTGTTCTCTAGCCAGTCTAGTCTTCCGGTTATGATGTCGGTAACATAATGGTTGTAGGTTACTTTCGTCTAAGCGGCGTGGCCAATCATCTTTGATTTCAATAACGTGGTCGACCACATCGGCTTTACGGATCACACCATCTTGGTAACATTGAACGCATACCGGATTACTTTCAAGGAACCGCCGTGACAACTTGCGCCATGCCGAAGACTTGTAGAACTGTTGGTACTTACTCTCATCTGAATCGTACATGCGTTTGTGATACCGCCACTTGTTAGTTGCCTTGCGGTGCTTCTCACAGTAGCGCGTGTCATAGGCAACCAACGTCCGACAACCCGGGTGCTCACATTGCTTCATTGGCTTAGCCATGACCGTTGACCTTAGTTAGTGTGACCACGTCATAGGCATTCAGCTCGCTGTCAGAACTAACGCCAGCAACGCGATACGTAACCCCATCTAATATTGCTTCCAAGGTTGTCGTGATCCGATCGTCATGGCGCACCGCAATTAGCTGGTTAGTTGTCGCAGTCGTACCAGTAAGGCTAATAGTGTTACTGATGGTCAACGTATACTCACCACACCATACCGAGAAAGTCGGCGAGAACTTAGTAATGTTTTCACCAGTGTTATTATTGAACCCTGACATTTTCTCAACGCCAAACTGTACCCGCTTATTCAGGCGGCTTAGATTATAGTTCTTCATTGCTACCACCCAACAATCCTGATTCGGGGTTATTGAACCAATCTAGTACCGCTTGGCTTGCCTCTTTGTGTAAGTCTGTTAATGCCGGATTACCATTTTCTTGATACTGAACAATTGCCACGAAGTCGGGTTCTTCGGCAAAATTGTCTTTTGTATTTCGCACAAATTGATAAATATTAAGAACTACCACTTCACTCCCATTTCGTAAATATAAATGTTCATGTTGGTTAGGTTCCCGAGTAACGAATAACTCACATTGCCCCATCTTATTGTCACAGTCAATCATTCTAATTTTCATTATAGTTAGATCCTTTCTATATATTAATCATCTAATTGTTCCAACATCTTGTACGCATTTTTGCGTTGTTCTTCATCGCTTAAAGGATTATTCAAAACTTGGTTTGAAACGTTTCGGATAACGTAGGCGTCAGCTAACCAACCTTGACTTGATTTCATAAAGTGATTGTCACTAAATTGTGCATAAATGGGGTACATGAGTTTTAAGTCTCTTACAGTTTCTGGCTCATATTCTCCATCTTCATTTAGGGTAAAGCTCCCAACCAATCCTTTATCTTTTGCTTTTTGAGTTGGATCACCATTTTGGTCTAAAACACCATTTTTAATCAAGACTCCGTAAATATATGATTTTAATTCGTTAACTCTACTTGGAACAACTGGTCCATATTGTTTAACGTAGATGTTGAAAGCTTGCTCAACCAAACTTGGATAAATTACTTTCATTTCTCTGTTTCCTCCTGTAACTGAAACTTTTCGTTTTAACGTGGTACACGTGGTACACGCGGACAATCGTTGATATAACAGTGTTTTCAAGTGCCTTAGCGTGGTACATTTGGTGGTACAACGTGGTACACTTAGCATTTTCAATCATTGTACGTGAACATATCCATGTGGAAACTTGCCATTCATTCTAATTCTTTTAGCTTCCCAGCCGTCCATATTGTCCATTAATAACTTGATTCGCTTAGCTTCCGAGTTTGTTCGCCCGGTTAAATAACGATCCACTGTTTTATGGAAGACAATTTCCATGATTTCCAGAGTTGTTGTTTGGTTGAGTGGTTTCCGTTCATTACTAACTTGATCTTGTAGCCACTTAGATTGATGGCCGTAGTCACTGACATAGCTTTGTTTTAAGCTGGTACTCATGTTTTCCCAATCTGTGGGAACTTCCATTGCCAAAAACGCTTCGATGGCATCTCGCATAGGGTCGACAGCTTCCGCAGCCATCTGATACGCCTTAGCCTCTTTCATAGTGGCCTGATCCAGATATAGCAGTTCGCCATTTCTAACCCAATACGCGGCCTCCGCCAATACTTGAAGTATATAATTCTCGTCCGGGTGCCATACATCTAATTTGGCCTTGTTGACCCCACATTTAATTGGATAGAAGCGCCGTTCACCGGTCGCGTCCTTTAAATAGTCGGTTTGGTTAGTTGTGCCAATAAATACGCATTTACGCGGGTGTGGCAACGCATAGCGGCCGTAACTATTCCGATATGTGTCGGATTGTGCACTAATAAAATTTTTAATTCCCTCAACGTCCGTTTTCTTCATGGCGGAAAGCTCGGCAACTTCAATAATCCAACTACCTTGTAACTGTTGATAATCGTCTTTCTGCTTACCCATTCCTTTCAACGAATCATTGAATTTATCCGGGTATAGATTCTTACCAGCCGTACTCTTGCCAAGTCCTTGGCTTCCCTCTAAGATAGGGACAATTTCAAACTTAACTCCGGGAACATAGGCCCGGGCAATAAGACCAGTTAGCCATTTCTTAGTGATGGTGCGGGTGTAATGATTATCTTCGGCACCTAAGTAATCAATGAAATAACGTTCAGCACGTGGCTGGCCGTCCCATTCTACCGCTTCAATACGAGCCTTAACCGGATTGATTGTCTTGCGGCGTGCTTCTGTAACTACCGCGTCGGTAATGTTTTCCTTGCTAAATAACAAGTTGTAATGATCTTCAATATAACTTCTCAATAACGTGTCATCACCATCATTCCAAAAACCTTTTTTGAACAGTGAATTTTCTGCTTGTGGTGTTTTAACGATTTGTTCCGAGAACTCGTCAAAGACGACTAGCCCTTTCAACATTTCGTCATGTTCCATAATTAAGCGGATATTGTAAAGAGACTGTGTTTTGATTCCATCGTCCGAATTCTTTTTGAAATCATTCTGCCAATCAGCGGCACGTTGCATTTTGATAACATTATTGGCCGCTTCTTGGGTCTCTGCTGGTAAATCCATTGCTTTACCCATTAATGAACCCCCTTACTCTCTCGTTTTAAAATGGATTGAAAAATCACATTAACTTCCTTGCTTGGTAGTGCCGGATCCACGAACGAATCATTAATCACTGACAGCATGTTATAAACTGTCTTGGGATCAGCACCGACGCCAAACATACGACCGGCAATTTTAGTTAACCAAGCGTTGCGATTACCTTGGGTTGTCCCGGCTACCATTTCATCTAACAAGCGACCGGTATACTTCTTTTGGCGTGTGGTATAGGCGCGTTCTGACGTCCAGTTCACTTTTTGGCCCGCCAACTTATCGACTAACCATTGAGGAGCCGGCTTAATATCAGCCAATGTTCGGCCATCTAAAGGTTTATATTGTTTACCATTAATTTCACTTGGTGCAATCACCGTGAAGTCACTTAACAAGTCAATCCCGGGCCAAACGTCAATTTTGCGAACCTTAGCACCCGCGTATTTCAAAAAGTAATGTACGCCGTTGTTAGCCGTCCGTTCAATGTAGGTATCATTCGGCAACGTCAGCCCTTGCTTAAATAGTTGTGTCAAGCTAGTCCGACCATTTTTAGTTGGCTCGTGCATATCAATGTCAACAACTAATAAATCCGATAAATCTAGGCGCAAGCCTAAGTTGTAAGTCGGGTGCTTTTTGAACCATGCAAAGATGGTATTCTGATCACTAGTTGCGGCTTGGTAGCCGGCCACCCCTTTAGGTGGCTTCTTCGTGTTTTCAATCAGTGGGTAAACCGCATAGCCTTGCTGGGCCAGCTCAATTGCTTTATCAAGCGTTGCGAACTCTTTCATTTTTCATCACCGCCAAACGTATTAAGCTCATCAATATCTGCATAGTGATTTTCTGCATATTGCTTTATGACAGTGATTAGTCCACTCAATTTTTCGGAATAATCAATATTGTTATTAACGAAGTATTCATAGACAAAATCATCTAAAGCATCTATTGAAGTTACGAGTGATCCAGCCTCAAACGCTAGTTCATCTAAATCTTTAGTTTTCTTCATTACAAATTCCCTTCATATAACCGTGTTAACGTGTTAAAATAAAGGAAAGCATATTTTGAAGTAACTCCATTCGACCTACTACCTTCCAAAGTAAAGTAGGTCTTTTTTGTATGCTTTCCCATGCGACTGACCTCACACTCCAAAATACCGACGCGGGTTCTTGATTAACTTAACTACCACGTTGCCGACAAACGACACAATCATAAACTTGATTGCCCATAAGATTGCTGTTGCTATCATAAAATCACCTCCCTTAAATTTATTCTGCCCCCGCACGGTACAATTAAATTTTATGTGCTTCCATGAACTTATCAGCGTCTAGTTGGTCAATACGTTTTGTACCGTTGATTGCAACTACTCGTAAACCCTGCTTAATATATTTGTAAAGCGTGTTGTATGACTTGATATTTAAGCAGTCCATAGCTTGCTTATATGTCATATAACGTGGCAATTCTTTCTTCAT